GGGCGCGGGGGGTGGGGGGCTTGGCCATTACCCGTGGGGGTAATGTCCCCCTGATGTTTGCCCATCTCCCCACATGCTAGGATGAGAGCCGGAAGGAAGCCGGAGCCTAAGCCCTCACGTGACGGAGCAGCGCGGCATGGCCGCAAGCTCGCGGGGTGTATCGACAGCGTGAAAGCTGATCCGGCCCGGTAGGTCATGGCACGTATACCGCATGACCTTTCCACGCGATTGGGCGGACAACCTTTAAGGAAAGGCTCTGGACACCCACGAAAGCGGCAAGCAACCCCTAGGACGGGAGTGGCGGGCGAACCTTGATCTGCTCAAGGCCGGTGGCAAGTTGCCATCGAGTGAAGGATGCCGGTGGCATCCTCCGGGCTCTTACCGGCTCGTTAAAGTGCAAAGGTAACGGCTAAATTTGGAGATTGCTCCCCGCCTATAGAAATTCTTGGCTAGTCCGTGACTTGCAGGAACGTTAAGACTTAGTGGCTGAAGGATGCCTATGTCTTATCCGATGCAAGTAACAAACGGTTTCGTAAGTAAAACAAAAGCTAAGGACGCAGGAGAAAGCTCTAGCCGCGCGGCTAGATGTAGTGCCTCTTGGCAAGAGGTAACCATACTAGAAGGGCAGGAAGGCTTAAGGGCTAAAGACACATATCTTAAAAGGTATGTAACCAAAAGGTTTAGTGGCTCTCCCGCCTGCGATAGCAGGTCGGAGAGCCCTTTACCTTTGGAGGTAACAGGAGAAAGCAACATGACCTTCTACGCAATGCTGAGCGAGCCTATCGTGTATGGCCACGGCTCGGAGTGGAAGTATCTAATCGCCTATTACGTAGTGTATCCACACTGCGCAGAACGCGAATAGTTATCAACAGGCCAGCTAGCTGGCCTGTTACCTCCAAAGGTAATGTAACAGAAAGGTTACTTAGATGGCTAACAGAGCCCTACTCGCTAAGGTTGCGCGAGCCACAACTCAGCGTCGTGAGCTTGGAAACGCCGAATATCTCAAGCCGGTCTATATCTCCGCGCCCAAGATCACGTCGTCCGAGCTTGCGGTGTTGTGCGCTGGCGTGAAGGTCACGCGGCTTACCAAGTCCCGCACGGTCACCAAGAAGCTGATTTACGGCAGGGAGGTCATAACGTCCGAGCGCGAGGTATCGTCGGCGCAATATGCTCGCGGCGCGCGGAAAGCCAAGGGTGCCGGGACGTGCGAGCGTCGGCTTTGGATTGGCAAGCCGCCGCGCATCTAACGCGCACTTGCGAGCGTTTCTTCAACCACTTAGGTTAGGTGAAGCGACCTAAGTGGTTGATCCTGCAGGGGAATTGGGGGTAATCGTCATATAACACAAGGGCTTGCGAGTGTTTGTTCCAGCAAGACGGTGAGCCGACGCTCGCAAGCCTTTGATACTGCAGCAGAAAAGGGCGTTGAAGGTCTTAAAATGCCCCTTTCTTTTTTAGATATATCTATATTCTATAATCTATAATTAATACGAAAAATATAAAACACGGCCATATGTGGCCTTAGTCCCCTGTTACAACTATGCAACTGCCCTTGTAAAGTTGCAACACTCGATAGGCCATATGTGGCCTACTTTTTTGTTGAGAAGTATGAAAATAAACTAGAGATTATAGAATTCCATTTTCCTCAATGATATCAAGGGGTTATAATTGCTAGGAATTAATCCCTAAATCATTAAAAGGCCATATGTGGCCGTTGACCGCGCTAACTCCCTATGTTACTTTAAGGTTACTCAAGCGGGAGTTGTAATTATGAAGGCTAACCACTGTCACGAGTGCGGACAACAGCTTAAGGTCACTGGAACACGACACGCCGAGACCACGACGCTGCGGCGTAAAAAGTGTTCTAATTGTGGCAAACTCAGCGTTACCATCGAACTACGCCACGCTAGGTTTGCACAGTTGCTCGCTGCCGAGCAGGAATTAGTTACCTTGAAAGGTAACTCTACGATACCTGAGCCCATGCCAGACTACGACGCGCTCGCGTATCAGGAAGAGGTAGAACGTGAATTTCAAGACAAGCGCAGTAAGCTGCGCTGGGGCAAATAACTTAACGCTAACCTCAGAAGGTAATGCATGACAAAGATCGTTCTCAACACCAACTACGGCGGCTTCAGTCTGCCGCGCGACTGTTACAACGTGCTCGCTGCCGCGCGTGGGCTCCCAATCGAGAACGACAACGATACCGTATACCCACTACGATATCGACCGCACTGACCCGTTGCTCGTGCGGATTGTCGAGGCAATGCCCGACAAGGGCGACCTGAGCGTGATCACGTTAAGATCGGGCGCTCACTACCGTATTCACGAATACGATGGTTGGGAGAGCATAGACTACCGCGATGACATGAAATGGGAGGTTGCCGACTAAACGTTACCTCCAAAGGTAACCAAACAAATTCACAGCCGCTTGTGGCTGTGATTAGTTCTGCATATGATGCAGAGTGACCAGCGCACTCACGCGCAAACCGGGCCTTAGCCCAAAACGGGAGAATGAGAATGACTGACCTTAACACTGCCGACACCAACGACGTTACCCCTGAAGGTAATGAAGCAGGTAACAACGTCAACGATACGCGCTTCGACAAGATTGTGAAGACGGCGCGTGCGCTTGGTCGCGACACTGCCATCGGTGCCGATGCTCTGCCGAAGCTGTTGCTCGAAGTCGTGCGCGCATCGAAGGACGGCGCAATCGACCTGGAAGCCGACAAGAAGGCGATGCACGCCATTTACGGCGCGTATTGGGACCAGCGCGTCAAGAAGGGCGTGCACTCGCAGGGCAAGGAGGGGCGTGCCGCGCAAGTGTCGAAGCTCAAGCGTGGATATGACCTTGGTCAGATCAAGGACTTCGACCCGGAGAGTTCATGGATAGGGTAGTTGCGCTCTATCATGAGCAGATCGCTGCCGAGACCAAGATGCAGAGCGTCTATGCTGCATACGTCAATGCCGCGCGCATGGCGGTTGATTGGAAGGCTGATCCGAACACGCCGGACGTTACTTCTCCCACGGATGCCGAGATCATCGAGGCAATGAAGCCGAAGGACAAGCCGGAGAAGACTGTCCAGAACGTGGTTGATCACATCACCGAGCTTCTCACGGACCTGATAAGTGGCGAGCGTAAGGACGGCCTGTCTTGTCAGGACGTGGAGATCACCAACGCAGTGGAGCAACTGCAGCAATGGTCTGCCAAGATGACGCTGGCTGCCGAGCTTGACGCCTATCGCGCTCAGGAGGCGAAGCTGCGGGAAGCCGGTCTTATCTAATCCACCTACCCACTAAAAACAGGGGTGCAGTTCAAGGACTGCACCCCTATTACCTTTGAAGGTTACATTCTACCCAACCAATGCCCTACCGATAACCGGTAGCCATGCCGTAGACATGTAACCTTCAAAGGTAATCCCAACTGCGGAGGACGATATGTTGAAAGATGGCTTCATTTACAACTATAATTACTGGACAAAAACTTGGTCTAGTTCTCTTTATGAACCAACTGTATGGACGCGCCCAAGTGCAGCATGGTTTAGTTACTGTGTTTATCCAGTGCCAGTGTTTGCGCGGTAATTAATACCGCGCCACGAACTCACGAGTGATTACTAGCCGTCGCAAACCTGCCATCAGATCAGAGCCTGAGCCTTGGCAGGGGCAGTTGAAAGGTCACTCAACGAAGTGATTGACGGCAGCTTGCTGCCGTCCTTCACACTAGCGTAGCGTAGCGTAGCGTAAGCGTAAAGTGAGCGAGAGTGGGGGCTGCAGTAGGGGACAACTCTGCTGCAGCCCTCATTTGCGTTAAAATTCACGCTTCCTGCGTAAAGCGCTCCGCACTATGCATCAAACTTTTTTGCTCAGCTCGACCACAGAACGTTACCTGCGAGGTAATGTCTGTCAGAAACGTCATATCCACCACATTACCTTCGAGGTAACACAATGCCAGTCACTGCCGAACTACTCAACGCTATCAATTCGCTGCTCCAGCAGACGAATACAAGCTGGGACGAATTGCGCACTCACCTTGCGCCCGTGGCTCCTGCAGCAACCACAACCAAAACCTTCAACGCTGCAGAGTTTGACAGCGACACGCTTAAGCCGCTGATTGAGGCGGTGCTTAGGACGCGCAAGCTTACGCCAGCGGCGCAAACGTTCTTAGCGCAAACGTTCGCTCGTGCCAATCAATACGACACGGTGCGCTTGTCCCCTAAGCAGTGGGAGTGGATGGACAAGTTGATCGTTGGTGCCGGTCTCGTAATGCCTAACGCTAGCGTGCCAGCAACCCCTGCCGACGCCATCCCACTCTAACCTTCGAAAGTAACCAAACCAGAAAGAGGACTTACCCATGGACGATGATTATTTTAGCGAGTGGCAGCTTGCTGTGGAGCAAAACCAAAGATACGAGTCCCACGCCAATGATTTTGGAGGACCCTTGGTATTTGCGATAATTATAGTGCTCCTGATCGCTGCCTACGAACGCTGGCACTAACTCTAACCTTCAAAGGTAACCACCCACATGACCAAGAAACACTTCGTAGAACTGGCAAAGCTTATGTGTAGGACACGTAAGTTTCTTACACATAACGCATACATAGTCATATGCCATGACATGGCTGATCTGTGTGCCAGAAATAGTGCTAATTTTAACCGCACTAAGTTCATGGAAGCATGCAAGCTCTAACCGCTCATAGCACAACTAGCTGTGCTATGAAGCTAAGTAACCTTCGAAGGTAACATCATGCACTGGAACCACAGAGTATTGCGCACCATGCATCCTGTATGGGGCGCGAGCTACGCCATACACGAGTGCTTTTATACTAAGCCTACCGATAGCATACCATATACGTGGACAAAGACGCCAGAGCCGGTCTTTGCCGAAACTCCCAAAGAGCTACGTAAAACGCTCAAGTCCATGCTGCGGGCAACGAAAGAGCCTGTGCTTGCCGAGTATAACGATAAGCTAGTAGAGGTAGAAAGATGACCAAACCAACCACCAAGTCACCAGCAGAAAGACGCTTGCGCAAGGACATTCGTGCTCTGCTGCAGGACTACGCCAAGGACACGTCAACCAAGAACACCGATCACGTCGTGCGTGAATTTCTTGCGCTGATTGACGACGAAGTGCGACGCACGCGCATGAGCATCGCGCCAGTAATCGACACAACCAGCTACCCCATGCCGAAAAGCTGGAAGCTGATTGACAGTCTCATTACCTCTAAAGGTATGACATCATGATCAAGTCGTTCATCAGCCATCACATGAAAGAGTTACAGAAAATCAAAGACCAACACGGCACGCCTACTACGCATGTAGGACTTGAGAATAAGCTGCGTAATGACATATCTGAGCTTGTCGATCAGATGGTGTTTCTCACGCAGCATGAAAGAACCTACTATACCTTTATGTTTCGACGTGTAATGGAGGCTGAGCAGCTTCTCAGGCGTGTAGTGGTCGCACTCGGTAGCAAGCCACGGTTTAGTTTTAATGATCGTGGCACGCGAGACGACAGCTACAAGTTGGCTGCCGAAATCACAGATTACCTTGGAGGGTAACATCATGATCTACAAATCAAAGGACGAGCGCTGCAGTCAGGAGCTTACTGGCTTTTTGCGGAATAAAACCATCGCCAACATCACGATAACGGACGTGACATCGTTCAGTAAATACGAAGCTAAAGGCACGCTGGTCTTTGAGTTTACTGACGGCGCGTCGTTTGCGCTTAGTAGTATGACTGACGAAAAATACGAGTTCTCCGTGTTCTTTGCACCTCCTGCAGAATAACGAACACGACCTACTACATATAGTGGCTTGACAAACGGTTACCACTATGTTACAATACCCGTTAACAATAAGAACACTAACCGCTTGACCCACAACGGCTTTTGCTCGAACTAAGCCGTCCCACCCATTACCCGTGAAGGTAACGTCTTCACGTAACACAAGAGAGAGCTACACATGATCCTACGAGATATCCTTGCACGCCTCCCCATTTATTTCTTGAGTGGGGACTGTTACTATTTCACGTCACCTCCCGGTCTCGGCAAGACGACGACAGTCGAGCAAGCTCCCGAAGTTATCAAGAAGAAACTCGGCAAGCATATCGGGCTGGTCGTGATCAACGGTGGCAATCTCACGCCGGGCGATACCGTGGGCTTTGGCATACCGAAGCACACGCATTCATCCGCCCCGGATGGCACAACTGCCGAGCGTTCCATCATGGTGTTCACTAACCCCTTCTTCTGGAAGACCGATGCCACGTCCATTGACGAGGGCGGGAAGTTTCTGGATGAATACCCGGACGGTGGTATTATCTTTATCGATGAGGCCGACAAGGCCGATGTCGATATCAAGAAAGTTCTGGGAGAAGGTGCGCACTCAGGGCGCTTTGGGCCGCATCGCTTGCCGCCGAATTGGGTGGTGTGGATGGCGGGCAACACTGCAGAGCATCGTTCGGGATCAACGAAGGAGCTTGATCATCTGATCAACCGCCGTTGCCAGATCGAGATCACTGGGGACTTGCGTAGCTGGGTTGACTGGGCTGAAGACAACCATGTCAGAGGCACGACCATCATCTTCGCGAGCAAGAACCCGCAGATTGTCTGGCCTGACGAACTGCCCAAGAAGCAAGGGCCGTATTGCACGCCACGCTCGCTGGTGAAAGCTGACAAGTATATCCAGCTTCTCATACAGATGGGTATGCCGGTTGACGACAATGCGGCGCTTACTGAGATTTCCGGGCGTATCGGGCCGGAAGCCTGTGGGCAGATGATGAATTTCATTCGTCTGGAGAATGAGATACCGGACTATGCGGACATCATCAAGGACCCGATGGGAGTGAAAGTGTCCGACAAACCGGATGCCGTGATGCTCGTGTGCTATAATCTCGCACATGAGGTGAACGCCAAGGACGCGGAAGCCGTGATCAAATACATCAACCGTCTGCCGAAGGAGTTTGCGGCGACGTTCGCTAGGGCTGCAGTCAAGCGTGACTATAAGCTGGCTATGGCTCCCGCGTTCCATAAGTGGGCGATGACGAACGCTCACCTCATGAACGAGATCAACCGGAACTAACCTTCGAAGGTAATAACCCCCTCGGACTTGATCCGGGGGGTAACCCCTAACCAGCCAACCAGAAAGCAAGAGAGCCACCCACCATGACAGACATAAACGGGATAAAAGCCTTGGAAAAAGCACGCAGTAAAGTTTGGAGCGCCATCCATCAATATGAGGAACGTGCGCGCAACTATCGTAGCGATGCCGAGAACTTTCTTGTAACACTTACCAACGAGACCAGAAAGTTTCTCGACACTGGCATTGCCGTTGTCAAGCGTTACGAAGATGAGAATTGGGTCAACCGGCTTGGAGAGAGCAAGCTCAAGTATCTTAAAAGCATTAACACTTCGCTGGACCGGCCTTTCATTCATCTGGTCCAAAATGAAGGTTATCTAGGAGACGGTAGCAAGTTAGGCTGGTGCCAATATTGGATACTGAATGTGCCGAAAGCTCCCAAGCTCAAGAACGTTGTCGCTGGCTTGCTCATGGTAAGCGATAACACTGCCGATCCCATTATCAAGCACATCGCGCATGAACGTAAGTGGGAGTTCTACTTCGTCGGTCCCGAGGGCATCGAGCTTAAGGACGACTGGCTGCACAAATGTGAGAACGACCCTGTGTTCAGGATATGCTTGGGGTTGCTTCCGGCAGGTAACCTTCGGAGGTAATATGGGTAGTAAAGCTACACATATACCTGTGCCGCCTAACCTACCACGGGACCTCTATCGTCAACTCCAACTATGGAAGGAAGAAAGCATGGCCGCGACAAGATACTTCATCGAACTGCAAGTCAACTTTGACGATGCTCTGAGAGCAGACAAGGAGGAGCTTCTGAAGGTTGCTGCAGCGCGCATGTCCAAGGGACTGCTATCGACTGCAATGCTACTTCAGGACCGTTCACGTCCGAAGCTTAGCATGACTATATCTGACAACATCAACGGTGACAGGGAGGTTGATCTTGCGGAAATTCACACGGATGGACCTTGCCCTACATGCGGACATGATGACGAGTACCTCTAATGAATTTTTTGGGCCTTGGTCTCCAGAAGATATGGAGACATGGATAAAAGGATGGAGTGAATACGTGCAAAATAAACATGCCGAGCTTAAGTTCGGCTTCCCTAACGAGCATACGATGGCGAGTGGTGCTTATCGTGCTTGTTGGGATGGCAAGCTGGAGATCGGTATTTCGCCAGACTATACCTTCTTTATATGGCGTAGTTTAGAACCTTCTAGACTACGCCATCCTAGAGCAGGTGAGGGGTCGCAGCTTACTGACTTATGGCCACATAAATCAGGAAGAATGTTACACAAATTAGGAACAGTAAGAGTAAACTGCGACGGTCTGCTGCATGCGCTGGCGTTGATCCATCATCTGCTGCAGGAACACGGCATCGAACAACCCATAACCTAGAAAGGTAACCTACAATGCTTATAACATCTCATGACATCTTCGACCGTGACTGGACGGTTGCGAAGAACAAGTCCGTAGAAGTCCAGCTTTACTGGCGTAAAGGTGCGCTCTTTGATTTGGAGCTTAACTGGATACCAAGTGACAGGGACCACTGGGGCTTTGAGTTCAGCGTTGCGTTACTCGGCCTGTGTGCACGCGCCCAATTATACGACCACAGGCACGCTAACCCCGATGAGGACATCTACAACGAAATCTAACCACACAGAGCACAGCTAAGCTGTGCTCTGAAGTTAAATAACCTTCAGAGGTAACAACCTAGAAAGGTAACCCACCCATGCACATCTCAACGGACATCAAGCAAGTCGAGCTGACCAAGGAGCAGGAGCGTCTTTGGGGCGACACGCGCGTTGCACTCTCATGGCACTGCCCAGCGTTCACGCATATTTTTATTACACTGCTGAGTAACGGCAAGCACGGTGCAGTGTTTACGAAAGAGTTTCCCAACGCTGCAGCTACGGACGGGTGCAGCATACTTATCAATCCCGACGTGTTCTTCAAGTATGAACTGCTGGAACGCGTATTCATTCTCGCTCACGAGATATTACATAATATCCTCAACCACATAGTTGCAGGACATAAGTATGAGCGAGCCGGGAAGATAACTTATCCCGACGGCAAGTCACTGCCGTGGAACCCTGAGCTTATGAACATTGCGCTGGACTTGGTGATCAACGCAATTCTAGTCAAAGCGCAAGTGGGTAAGTTCAACAAGGACTGGCTGTATGACATAAGCATCGCCACCGATGCTGATACTGGCGTGGACACGTATCGTAAGCTGTATAAGATGTTTCCACCGCCGCCACCGCCTAAGCGTCCCCCCAAGGACGGGCAAGGAGCCGGGCAAGGACAGGGGCCTTCAGGGCCGGGTAGCCAACCACCTCCTCCGGGAACTAACCCTCCCAAGGGGCCTCCCAGCCCCGGCAATGTGCCTTCTAACGAGCCGCCTACCCAGCCAAGGGGTCCAAGGGGCAAGAGCTTCGACGAGCATATGAAACCGGGTGCTTCCAAGGGTAAGGAGCCACAGACGGCAGCAAAGGAGCGTAACCAAGCCGAATGGGACATGCATATCGCTGCAGCAGCTAACCTTCAAAGGTTACAAGGTAAGATGCCTGCGGGGTTGGAGCGTGTGTTCCAAGAAGTCCTTGTCCCTGCCGTTGACTGGAAGGACAAAATCAGGGCGCTCTTTGCCCGGAAGCTCGGCACCGGATCGTATGACTGGAAGAAGCCGGATCGCAGGCTGATCGTCAGGGACATCTACACTCCCGCAAGATCGGGCTACGGTGCTGGCACGGTTGTCGTGGGCGTAGACACGTCAGGATCGATCTCCTCAAAAGAAGTGGACATGTTCCTCGCAGAAGTAGGTGGGATACTGGAGGACGTGAAGCCGAGAGAACTACATCTCTGCTGGTGTGACGCTGCGCTGCATCGCACGGACATCTGCGATAGCCCGAGCGATCTCTATGTCATACGTGCCAAGGGCGCTCCGGGTGGGGGAGGCACAAGCTTTAAGCCGGTGTTCGACTATGTGGCTGATAACGACTTAAGGCCGGATTGTATTGTGTATCTCACGGACGGGCATGGGGACTTTCCTAGCTATAAGCCCGAGTGCCCCATGATCTGGGCGAGCATCGACAAGAAGGAGTATCCGTGGGGAGACGTGGTGATGATACCCAAGCAGGCGAGGGACTAGCGCACTCATTTAGGAGCGAACCATGAACGACAATGAAAGAGCGTGGAAAGTAGTAGACGTAGAAGTTCCGGCTGGGTCGCGCATACCAGTCGTTTTTCGAGGAAACTCGGAGAGAGAATGCGCTGAGTGGATTGGACTGCATCCTGACCGAGATAAAGTATTTCGCGGCGGATTTGGTATCGACGAGCCAAATTATTACCCCGAAAGGTAAACCCACATGTCACTCAAACACTATATCCTGACGTGGCTCTTCACCGATGAGCTTAAGACCGAGATTGTTGTCTACGGTCCATTTAAGACCCAGAAAGAGGCAGCGAAGTATGGCCGGGAATGGTCGAAAGCACACGACGACAGCCCATGCTGGAATACGGTCGATTTATTTCAGGAAGATACCCTTGGAGACCATATCCGTCGTGTCTTAGTAGTTAAAATACTTCCCAAATGGAAGATAAGCGAGCCAAGCCAACAGAGAGAACCAGAGAGCCGAAGCGAGCCATGTCAGTTGAGTGCACCACAACAGACGAGCGAGCCATTGGCCAAGAGAGAACCATAAACTGGGAGCGAGCCATTCAAGCCGAAGAGAACCAAGCAAAGCAAGCGAGCCATCTTGGAAGAGAGTACCATCAGAGACGAGCGAGCCCTGAGTACCGAGAGAACCATATCGAACGAGCGAGCCCAGCCAAGAGAGAGAACCAAAGGGTGGAGCGAGCCAAACGACTTGATAGCGCCATGAGAATGGAGCAAGCCATTTGCCCAGAGAGCACCACAATAGACGAGCGAACCAAGCGAGACGAGAGAACCATTAAAGTTGAGTGAGCCAACCCTAACCTTCAGAGGTAACAAATGAGCGATATGGGAACTGACCCCGAAATCTGGACGAGCGTTGTAAAGCTCTCCCGTGACTTGCGTAAAGCTGCAGCTACCATGTCTGCAGCGGAGGCTAAGTTTCTCGTTGATAACTACTATGCCATGCAGCGCAGTCGCATCCGTGCCGCAGGGCAAGTGCGTTCGATGATTACGGAGCCGCACGAGACACTGGAACACTTGACCACGCAAAGCGAGCGCCTCGAAGAGCAAACCAAAGCTGCGCTTGCAGCTTTCGTAGAGGGCATCCAGTCGGTAAGTGGTTGATAAGTATTGTCGGTATTGGGCCAGTGATTAGTGCAGGCTTGCTTGCCCATATCGATATTACCAAAGCTCCGACGGTTGGGCACATCTGGGCCTTTGCGGGACTGAACCCCACTCAGGTCTGGGCCAAGAACACGAAACGACCGCATAACGCCGATCTTAAACACTATGCTGGAAAGCTGGCGAGAGTTTTGTGAAGAACTGCAACCGGATGGTTGCTTCTATGGCGTAATTTATAAGACTCGCAAAGAGCAGGAGACTACCAAAAACAACAACGGGGACTTTGCACAGCAAGCGGCTGATATCCTCGCTAAGCGTAACTACAACAAGGCGACAGACGCTTACAAAGCTTACATCCAAGGGAGATTGCCCCCGGCGCATATCCATGCACGTGCCCGCAGATATGCAGTGAAGCTGTTTCTCGCACATCTGCATGAGGAAATGTATGTTCAGAAGTTTGGTGTAGCCCCTCCTCTGCCGTATCCTATCGCGCACCTTGGGCACGCGCACAAGATCGAACGCCCATTACCTCCGGAGGTTAAGCAGTAAGCCACTTCGGTAGAGGGTACCATAATCGATGAGCGAGCCAAAAGAATTGAGAGTACCATGTAAAACGAGCGAGCCGGAATAGCCGAGAGTGCCATATGGAGTGAGCGAGCCACTTGCTAGGAGAGCACCATCCAATACGAGCGAGTCATTAGGCACGAGAGAACCATATATGGTGAGCGAGCCATTGGAGCAGAGAGTACCATGTCGGCCTAGAGCGAGCCATTCGACAAGAGAGAACCACAAATGATAAGCGAGCCAATGGACCTGAGGGTATCATGTAGAATGAGCGAGCCACCTGCTCTGAGAGCACCACGATTGGCGAGCGAGCCATAGGCAGCGAGGGTACCAAGTACCGAGAGTGAGTCAAAGCAGATGAGGGTACCACAAATCCGGAACGAGCCATTGGAATAGAGAGTACCGGAACAACGGAGCGAGCCGGAATAGCCGAGAGTGCCATATGGAGTGAGCGAGCCCATATACAGTGAGGGCACCAAAAATATGGAGCGAGCCATAGAACGCGAGAGAACCATGTCAAACGTGCGAGCCACAACGTCGGAGAGTACCAAACCAATAGAGCGAGCCATCCCAGTAGAGAGCACCACTCTATATGAGCGAGCCACGTGAAGCGAGAGCACCAGAAAATCTAAGCGAGCCATGAAGAATGAGAGAACCAAACCAACGGAGCGAGCCACCAATACCGAGAGAACAAGCAAGAAGAGCGAGTCATTTAAGGAGAGAGTACCACGTGGAATGAGCGAGCCACTCAGTGTGAGAGAACCAACCGACGTGAGCGAGCCCTGTGCAGTGAGAGTACCCTCAAAGAAGAGCGAGCCAGCCAATCAGAGAGCGCCATATCAGTTGAGCGAGCCCTACTAAGAGAGCGGACCACATTCGGTGAGCGAACCATGGATGCCGAGAGAACCTTATCGAATGAGTGAGCCATCGCCTGCGAGAGCACCATACAAATAGAGCGAGCCACCCTCTCAGAGAGTACCAAACCACGAGAGCGAGCCACTCAACAAGAGAGAACCACATTCAGTGAGCGAGCCATCTTACGAGAGAGCACCACCTAAAGTGAGCGAGCCATAACGAGTGAGAGCACCAAAAGTAATGAGCGAACCATGAACGCCGAGAGAACCACGCAAAAAGAGTGAGCCATGGGACCTGAGAGCACCAAGAAAAAAGAGCGAGCCAACGCTGCCGAGAGTGCCATGATTAGAGAGCGAGCCAGCCCAGAGGAGAGTACCAAGCAAATGGAGCGAACCATAACCTTCAGAGGTAACACATGACAGATAGCCCAAACACAGAAAGTTTAGTCGTTCCGCCACTCGGAGCTATACTTGCATATAGAGGAGTATATGCTCTTGCTACTGTAAACAAAGACACGGGACGCTTGCGTGCTACTCACTATGCAACGTGTCTCGTTGGCGGCGGCGAGCCGTGGTGGGGCGTGTGGACGGTCCACGGCGTGTTTCAGCGGTTTTTTCTCGTCCAAGGAGCAAGTGCAAAAAGCTTATCCCAAGCTCGTATGGCGGCGCAAGAACGCGACATGGAGCATGGTGCGCATTGACGACATGGACGCAAAGGCCAAGAAAGCTGAGCTTGCCGTGTTGTTCAAGAAGGGCGAACCCGCACGGATATCCCTGTTGCGGCGTTGTTTGCAGATGGTGAGGTGAGGGTTTGGTCTGAAACTTTTAGATATAGAACAGACACCCGCCCACTGTTCACGCATGAAATGCCATTACCTTCGGAGGTAACGTGATGCCGTTTGTTGTACGTTGGCTGTTGAAGCCAACGATCTGGGTGCAGTGCTCGACTATGTGCTGAAAAACACTCGTGTGAAGCTGCTAGGCTGCAAACACGACAGGACTCCCACCCAAGAGAGACCAGCTAGAAATACCTAGAGTATTTAAAGATGGCCCTGTACCGAGAGGGGTACCTTCAGCGCTCTTAAGAAGATCGTTGAAGAAGCCTACGGAGTTGGAGACGAGTTCACTCCAAGATCAATCCTTCATATATCCGCGTAAGATGAAGGACGGCACGTTCTATACCACACTGAAAAGACTTCTGGATGACGGTTTCATCGAAAGGCGTCATGCCGGTCTTTATGCAAGGCTTAAATAAGTTACCTGAGGAAGGGCATCTTTCCCCACAACCGCTGCAGCAACGGGTGACCGTGACCAAGTAATTGGAAGGCGATACAAGACAAAGTTCCGGGCTCTTCTCAGGTGACGCTTGTTTGTCCACCCGGTGAAACTTTGTAAGCTGCACTTAACCTTTAAAGGTAACATACAGGAGGATTAAAATGAAGCATGAAACAATCGTAGCCGAGCAGGCAGTAGCTCTAAAGCCTAAGAACAAGCAGGCGATCTTTCTACGCAAGCTGGCAGACCGTATCAGCGATCACAATCGCCCGTTCCATATGGGGTATTGCAATATGTGTGCCTACGGTCACGCGCGGCAGCTTCTCGGCGATAAGCTGAGCGTATGGACCACATCATTCGGTATAGTGGCCAGAGCAAGCGGTATCTCTGAGGAGGAATGGGAGATAATCTACAGCGGCACGCTGTTCAAAACGAGAAAGGGTGCTTGTCAAATACTTCAATCAAAAGCGCTTGAGCTTGAGATAGCTTGATCCTGCCGGGGGGAAGCCCGGTAACCTTTGGAGGTAATGTAAGATGAAGATCGTTTTTGTAGTGTTGAGTGTGTTGTTTGCCGGTTCTGCTCATGCCGGTACGGTTGTTTGCACGACTAATGGTAACGTGACTACGTGCGTCGAACAACCTTCTTGGAACGACTGCGCTTACACTAAGCGCGGTTGTTTTAAACAAAAAAGCGCCCGGTATGGCTCGAACATACCGGGCGCACGATGGACTCCCACCCACGAGAGACCAATACAGTGGCAATCTACAGGGTTATCCACAGTGTGTCAAGGGGATATATTTATGACTAACGCTGGAACCAAACCGTACTACCCCACTAAGTTGTCTCGTGAACAACGTAACGAGGTGGCGCGGCGCTATGCCGCAGGCGAGAGTGCGACACAATTAGGGAAGATGTTCAACATCAGTAAAGTAAACGTGATCAAGCTGGCTGCCTCAAGAAAACTCAAGCGAACACCGGCAAGCGAGTATGATCAATTGATTTTCAGGATGGAAGCGCTGTTGCGTGATATAAACGAGATGCTCAAAAAAGAAGGTGTAATATAAATAATGAAGCTACTGTTTGCCGACTTCGAAACGTTTTACACCGACGAGTACTCGCTTAAGCGAATGAGCCCGGCTGAATATATTTTAGACCCACGCTTTGAAGCTAACGGCTGCGCTTTTCAAAGAGGGCTTGTTTGGCAAGCCGTACTGGATCGACGGCGACCAGCTACCGGGTTACCTTCAAAGGTTAAACCCTAATAACCTGCTGCTCTGCAGCCATAATTTTCTCTTTGATGGGTGTATCTTTGCTTGGCGCTATAACTTTGTGCCGAAGCTGGCGTGCTGCACCCTCAGTGTTTCACGTGCAAACATTAAGTTATAAGCTTTCTTCCCTGTCATTGGAGATGGGAGCAAAGTATTTAAATCTGGGCGTCAAGGGGAAGAGCGCACTCACGAACGTAAAGGGCATGAACCTGCAGATGATAAAAGCCGCGGGTTTGTACGATCAGTATGTGGCTTATGCGCTGGACGACGTTGAGTTTTGCGCCGGGATATTCAAGCAGCTAGTAGTCTCCAACGAGTTTCCGCTTATGGAGTTGCCGATACTCGATATGATCATGCGTATGGCAACGCAGCCAAATTTTGTGCTGGGGCAAGATACATTGTACACACATTTGCGCACTGTGCTGCAGGCAAAAGAGCAAACGCTGGCAATGGTCGGCTCTGACAATACCGCCATCCGACAAGACGAAACATTTGCGAACATGCTAAGAGCCCAAGGGGTTGAGCCTCCACGAAAGATATCTCCAACCACTGGCTTGGAACGCTATGCGTTTGCCAAGACTGATGCTGAATTTCTTGAGTTGGAAGAACACGAGAACCCGATGGTGCAGGCGCTTGTCGCTGCACGGTTGGGCGCTAAGAGCACTATCGAAGAAACGCGCACGCAGCGGTTCATAAATATTAGTAACTTATCGTGGCCCCTTACCTCTGCAGGTTATAATCTGGCAATGCCCATGCCGCTTAAGTTTTCTGGCGCACATACGCACAGGCTGGGTGGCGACTGGAAAATGAACGTGCAGAATATGCCTAGGGGTGGAGAACTCAGAAAGTCACTAAGGGCTCCTCCGGGCCATAAAGTAATTACGTGGATAGTTCGCAGATCGAAGCAAGATTAGTGGCGTTTCTTGCAGGGGAGACATCCTTGCTGGAGCAGTTTGAGCGAGGTGAAGACGTATATGCTAACTTTGGCTCGGTCCTTTACGGTAGACCTATTAACAAAAAAGACGATCCAGAAATTCGCTTCATATCGAAGACTGCAATCCTAGGGCTTGGGTTCGGTATGGGATGGAGAAAATATCAAGGACAAGTAAAAATACAATCTCAAAATCAGCTTGGAAAAGCTATTGAGCTAGCTGATACGGCAGCCATAGATACAGTATCAACTTATCGACGGAGATATCTTAAGATTGCTGCGACGTGGGATGTTTTAGATAACAACGCCATTAATATTTTAGCTAATGGCGCTGATGACGATCTCATGGTGCTTGGTCCAGTTGTTATCAAAAAGGGCGTAATACGCATGCCCGGCAGGCTCAAGATGTATTACCATAATTTGCACTACGAGCCCAAGACCAATACCCAGAGAGGGGGGTGGATGTTTACCTTCGGAGGTAAAGTTAAGTACCTCTATGGCGGGAAGTTGCTGGAAAATATCGTGCAGTATCTGGACAGGATACTGGTATTTGATGCCGCACTGCGCATCCAACAGCGGATACATCCTTATAGGCTGGCGCAGCAAGCACACGACGAAAACTGCTACGTAGTCAAAGAAGAACACGTAGACACGGTAAAATCAATCTTAGTGGAGGAGATGACTAGACGCCCTAGTTGGGGCGAAGCTCTGCCTCTTATGGCAGAAACTGGGGTAGGGGACAGCTATGGCGAAGCCAAGTAAAGAGCGAAGCCAAATAACTGCCCCCAAGTTACTACTCCTGCTGAGTAACTTCTTCTCTCGGCACAGTCTTTTCGGTGCCGTCAGGCATGGAGATAACAACTTGATCGTCTTTGTTCTGGTCAAACCCCTTGATCGCCCTGCTTGGCGGGGCGCACGATAGTAACCTTCTTGCCTTGGTATGAAGGCATTGCTGTCTCCTATGGTTGGGAACCAAGTTAAACGGCTTAGTAACAATAAAGTTCCAGCTTATCTACTAGTATACCTTGCAGAAATACAACTGTTACTGTATAGTTACAGTGTTACCAAGTTGAGCCGTTTCGAGGCCAAAGGAGCGGTGATGGACGATCCTACTGCAAGGATAGCAATATTAGAGGCACAACTACGCGATTTGCAATATAGGCTTAGGCAAACTGACCAAAGGCTAATCGCGACGTTTAAGTTGTCGCCTCAAAGGATGAAGCTCATGGGGTTACTTTTGACATTGCCAATTGTTACCCCTGAGGTAATAACAAGGCGGCTGGGTATAAACATAGAGGTTCGTGTCGCAATGAATAGACTTCGTAAAGACCTAGCCAAGTTTGAAATCCCTTTGGAGTCCAGACGAAAGTTGGGGTATTGGTTCTCGGACGAGACAAAGCTAAAAATAAAAGCCATGACGGCTGCACAGGAAGCTTCACAAGAGGAGAACGCGCTATGAAAGACGGGCTCTATCAGGTAACCAATTCGTATCTGTGTGCAGGCTTTGTTGTTGAGCAAGGTAGAGTTGTTCACTGCGCCCCTATTCTAAGGAAGAAACTAAACTACTGGATCACTATAGCCAAATGGGTGTGCCCATGACCGACATCGAACAGGTGCGCGAGGCGCTGGAAACCGCCCCACTCCCGCCTACCGATATTAGCGGTCTCGTCCCGTATATGGACTGGTTTTTCAAGGTGCGCATTCCGGCCCTCGCCGCCCTCGACCGCATGGAGACGGCAGCCGTGCCGGAAGGGTGGCAGAGCGAGGCAATGGAGGAGATATTTGCGGAAGCGAGGAAGGCCGTCCGCGAGTTCAAGGAATACCCAGAAGAGCAATCGCCGCGCCGGGCTTATCTGCACGGTCTTGCCAATGGGCTCCTGAAAGCAGGCAGAGCCTATGATAAGCGCAAGCCGACCCAGTTAGTTGGGTCCGCCGCCCCTCTCCCTCCCGCCGCAGAGGAGGAGAAGCCATGACCGACCTGACCGACCTAGTGAAGCGGCTTCGGGCTGTCAGCAATCTGCTCCCCGGTCAGGGGCAAGACGCTGTAGCTGCCCTGTGCCTAGAGGCGAGCGACGAGCTGGAGGATGTCGATCTGCAGCGCCGCAAGGCCGAAGCGCGGGCGCAGTGCGAACGCGCTGGTCATCTCCTCGCCAAATGGCTCAAGGTCCCCTTCGGTGACTTCGAGCGTGGCGTCGTGGTCAACTGCGGCAGCATCGAGATCGAGCCGGGGGCCATAGCGAAGCTGTTGGAAGCCCTTGAGATGCGAGATGGGGAGAAGACATGCACAACCCGGTAATAGAGATAGCTATTACTATACTCCTAGTGGAAGTGGTGATAGCATTTAGCGCAGTGTTGGCATATTTGATTTATGAGTTGGCTCGCTGTGTCTCCACTCCGACAACGAAGGAGAAGCCATGAACGACATAGCAGAGGTGCAGGTAGCTAAACCCAAAAAACCCTTCACGTTTAGCTATAGTCGGCTCAAGAACTACGAAGTGTGTCCCAAGCGGCATTACGAGATCGATATAGCAAAGAACTTCAAGGAGGACGAGTCCGAAGTCCTCATGTGGGGCGAGCAAGTCCACAAGGCTGCGGAATTATATCTGACCAAAGGCACGCCCCTCCCTATTGGGATGCCTGCGCTGCAGGACTGGCTGGATAGAATAAAACTTGTGCCGTATGACAAGCTTCTTGCTGAGCAAAAGCTCGCCATCACAAGGGACTTTGCCCCTGCGGGATACTGGGACAATAACGTTTGGTTTAGAACTAAAGCCGACGTGCTTGGTATTGCTGGTCCGGTAGCGCTTGCAGTTGACTGGAAGACAGGAAAACTGATCGACGACAGCCAGCAGCTTGCGCTTATGGCTGCCGCAGCGTTCGCCAACTTTCCCAAATTACAAAAAATACGCACTGAATTTGTATGGCTAAAAGAAGGACCAAACGTGTCCACACGACAGGATTTTTCCAGAGCCGACATGGTGCCCATGTGGAAAAATCTGTGGCCACGGATCGAACAACTGGAGCGGGCTTACAACACAAACGACTACCCGGCAAAGCCGGGATATTTGTGCCGTAAGTGGTGCGCCGTCAAAACCTGTGAGTTCAACGGGATATGAAAAAAGACAAAAACGAGGCGCTTGATAGAGAAGCGCTTACTGCTAGGCATCTTACCGAGGTGTACAACCACGCTGAGATGCTGGCATTCTTCGAGTTACACGAGCTTCTCGGGCCGTTTGCGATAGTTACTCGCAGGATCGACGGTAAAAAAGGCTCACTGGAGTTTCAGAAAGAACCAAGGTACTACTATAGTTTTGTCCCCGACTAACCTGACTAACCTTTGGAGGTAATAAAATGGCTACTACTCCCACTCACCCCACTGCAACAGTCGAGCCGGTTAACTCGCATATCCGTAAAATGCGCGATCTTGTTGAGCAGTTTGGCGAAGAGCTTTCTGCGCTGCAGAAGCTTCAAGCTACGCTCGAAGCGGCAATTAGTCGGCTCGACCGGGGGTCAAGCCTAGTGCATATGGAAGCGCAGCATGTAGAGGCGCTAATCAAACGTGCCGAGAAGAAACCTGCTGCTCTTGCTGCTCTTGCTGCAGTGCCAATACCAATGTCAGTGTCCAGCATCGTGGACAGGGTAGGAAGCCGATCTTGAGGCGATGATCCAAGAGAACAAAACAGCGGAGATCAATAAGTGACCCACGTTACCCCGGAAGGTAAGATCAAGAGGGCCATTAAAAAAGTCCTCGATGCCCTTTCGGGGTGCTACTATTTCATGCCGGTCCAAATGGGACTGGGGGCCAGAACACTAGATTTTCTAGTGTGTTACAAGGGGAAGTTCTTTGGCTTCGAAGCCAAAGCCCCCGGAGAGAAACCCACTGCGCTGCAGAAAATATGCATGAAGAAAATACAAGAAGCCGGTGGAGAGTATCTGGTTATCGACAACCCTGAAATAGTAGCACACTTGAAAGAATGGATGGAGTTACACTCAGCAACTGAAGTGCTCGAATAAAGGAGAATGCTCGATGACCCACCTATTACCTGTAAAGGTAAGTGCCAAGCACCGCATGTTGGGTGTTCCTACTACGCCTGCGGTGGAGAACCTTTTCCCCACTGCTCAGAAGATGAATGGCTATACGCTGGTGCCCCACAAACCAGCCGAGAGCTTTATGCTGCGGAAACTTAACTACGACGTGCCGTCTCCAATACTAACTAATTATAGCTGGCCACACCCAGTTAATCAGCCGCCATTCGAAGCCAAAAGAAAATGGCGGCTATGATTACAATGAATAACCGAGCGTATAATTTGTCAGGTATGGGCGTTGGAAAACGAGATCGTTGCTCTGGAGTTTTGACTACTTAAAACTCAATAAGATCGTAGACAAGTTACTAGTCGTTGCCCCGTTATCAACCCTTCGTTTTACTTGGCATCGGGAAGTTTTCGCTACGCTGCCACATAGGAAAGCCGTAGTACTACACGGCACAAGAGAGAAGCGTTTGCAAGCTCTTAAGGAAGACGCTGATATATACATTATTAACCATGATGGCGTAAAAACAGTACTAGACGCGCTTAGCTCGCGTAAAGACATTAACATGCTGGCCCTTGATGAAGCGGCTGTGTATCGAAATGGACAGTCACAACGTACTAAGACTATGAGATCACTAGCTAATAGGTTTGAATGGGTAGTAGGAATGACTGGTGCACCCATCCCCTACCCTCCCCACCGATGCGTGGGCAATTGCAAGTATTATAACCCCCAATACGGTCCCAAAATACTTCAAGGGGTTTCGCGACGAGTTGATGCTACGCGTCAACACCTTTAAGTGGATACCCAAGCCGGATGCTGCAGAACGAGCGTTTAAGGTTCTGCAGCCTGCCGTGAGGTTCACGTTGGACGACGTGGTGGAGCTACCGGAGGCGATCTACCGCACGATGGACATCGAGCTAGGTCCAACGCAGGCTAAAATTTATAAGGAAATGGCGCGACATTGTTACACTGCACTGCAGAACAAAGAAATCACTGCAGCAAACGCAGGTGCTGCGCTTTCTAAATTATTACAGATTTCTACGGGGTATGTGTATGCAGCGGATAAAACAACGGTAACGCTAGACAATGACAAACGCATCGAAGCGTTGATAGACGTGGTACTTTCAAGCGATCACAAATTGTTAGTGTTTGCTCCATTTAAGCATGCTCTTGCTGGTATCTCTCACGCGCTCAAGAATGAGGGAATAGATCATACTACTGTTTCTGGAGATATTTCTGCGAACGATAGAGGAGAAGCGTTCAACCTGTTCCAAAATACCAGTAAATACAAGGTCTTAGCCGCACACCCCCAGTGTCTCGCTCACGGTTTGACCCTGACTAATGCTTCTACAATTGTCTGGTTCTCGCCTATTACCAGTTTGGAGACTTTTGAACAGGCTAATATGAGAATAAGGCGAGTAGGCCAAGGCCGCAGACAGTTGTACATCATGTTTCAGGGAACGCCTGTAGAGCGAAGAATTTATCAGCTACTGCAGAACAAGCAGAATATACAGAACGAGTTGCTAAACCTTTTTGAGGAAGCAACGCAGTCGCTTCTTATATAACCTTCGGAGGTAATATCGTGCTGGCTCACGAAGAAAAACTAGCTCGCGTTCTTGAGCGGATTAAGCAAGACAAGGAAGAGAAGAAAAATAAGAAGAGAGAAAAATGGCGCGAATACGCACGGAATTACGCGAACAATCACCGTGAAAAAATATAACGAACGCATGCGGAATTGGGCGCGCAATAAGTATAAACCGATCTAGAATTTAGAAAAAAGAAAAAAGCCCATACACTTAAGAGCCATTTTAAATGTTCATATGGGATAACCCTAGAAGAACGCGATGCCATGCTGGCAGCCCAAGGTGGCAAATGTGCTATCTGCAGAACGTCGGAAACAATAAAATGGTACGTAGACCACTGCCACGTAACCGGGAAGGTACGCGGCATTTTGTGTCATCACTGCAACCTAATGCTCGGAATGAGCCGAGACGATCCGCAAGTTTTGCAAGCAGCTATAGCTTACCTCGTAGGTAACAGGGAGGATAACAATGACAGAAGCGATTGTCAAAGCGGCCGAGAAGCTTATTCAGGCTATTAACACCGACAACGGCATCCATGGAGGGCTACTATCGCGAGAAACTATCCGCGCATCCGACGAGCTACGAGTACTCTTACTAAGATATAGGGAAACATGGATCGGAGGATAACATGGCGCTAAAGGGGAGCCTGACAAAGGAGGAAGTAATCAAGGCAGCGTATCTCTACTTCATCATGGGCACTGAACAGCATGAGCTATCCATAGCCTTCAGTGTCAACCCCGGACGCATCTCGGAAGCCTGCACTGTGATAGGGAACGCGGCTGAAAACGTGGCAGATAAGTACCGCAACCTACTCGTCTCAAAGGAGAAGCCCAGAACTGTAACAGGGGAGGTAGAAATAAAATGATAAGAGAGTCCCACGGCATAGCAGACGCTCGACGTGTGGAGACAGCAACGATGAAAGGAGAAGATATACAGGGAGTAACCATCATCGACGGCATGGATGGAAACATCATACTCGATAAGACTTCCACCAGCCCCGCAGGACTAACGCCAGAACAAGCTCGGCTACTGGCAAAGATGCTCAACGCTTCTGCAACTCGTGCAGAAAAAATAGAAACCAAAGAACCCAAATAACCTTCAGAGGTAACCACCCATGAACAAGCCACAGCACCAAATGACGCCACCTCCAGCATCAATTGATGTTCGAGTGGATCAATATGTCCAGATCAGGGACAAAATCCGCGACCTTGAAAAAGCCCACGACGAAATGATCAGGCCCTACAAGGAGGCGTTGGAGCAACTCGGCTCCGTCTTGTTGGGGCACCTCGTTAAAACCGGTCTGGAAAGCGCTAGGACGGCCTCTGGGACGGTTTACAGGTCCGAGAAGGTGTCTGCCTCCATCCAAGACGTAAGCGCGTTCTGGGGGCATGTAATGGCCACGCAGGACTGGTCACTGATTGACAAGCGTGCTAACAAGACTGCGGTGACGGACTATGTAGCTACACACGGCACTGCACCTCCCGGCGTCAACTACAGCGTTTCGCATGTCGTCGGCGTTCGTAGAGCCTAAAATAAAGCTTAAAAGGAGAGCGTGATATGGACTTTCGTTTGACCAAAAAAGAAGACGCAGAACGTGACAAGCTCATTGCCGAGCTTAACCTTCGGCAGACAAGGTTGGAAGAGGCGTTGGAGAACTACAACGCTAACATGGAGCAGGAGCAGGTCACCGTGCAGGAGGCGCTCGATAACTACAATGCGGCTCTAGACGAAGCTCGTGAGTTTGCTTCCGACATCGCTAGTCAGGCTGACAGCGATATGCTGATCGGTCGGACAAGTGGCAGGAGAGCGAGAAGGGTCAGGCTGCGTTAGAGTGGAAAGACGCATGGGCGGGTGTAACTCTGGACGAAATCGAGATTAACTTTCCCGATCCCATCGAACGTAGAATTTGATATTTCTGAACTGGAGGACGCCCCTTCCGACAGTGACTAATATCTGTGGGTAACTTAACAAACATCTTGACAAAGAGGTTACCTATATGATACGATAAAAGGCTAAGCTCGAAGATTAGCCTGAAGTAAAATCCCACCCCAAAAGGAGATCAAATATCATGGCATCCAACGTCAACGTTCATCCATTTACGTTGCCCGGACAGATATCGCGTGTGTTCGGCAACGGCCCCGTGCAAGGACGACCTGTCTGCCGGTGTGCAAGCCAGCTTCGGTGTTATCGGCTACAAGGGCAAGGTCTGGAGCATCAAGCACCGTGGCGAGGAGGTTCAACTGCTTCGCCAAGACGGTGATGGCGCTAGAAATTCCATCGAGGTTGTAATCCTCGCAGCCGCCAAGAACCTCGCTAAAATCTTCTACGCGTCAGGGTATACCGAAGGTGCAAATGCAGCCCCAGATTGCTTTAGCACTGACGGTATCGTCCCAAGCCCGAGCGCGGCTTCGAAACAAAGCCCTACCTGCGGCTCGTGCCCACATAACGTGTGGGGCAGCAGCATTAGCGCTGTTAGTGGTAAGCCGACTAAGCGCTGTGCCGATAACAAGCGCATGGCGGTTGTGCCGCTAGCAGATATCTCCAACGAAATCTACGGCGGGCCAATGCTCATAAGAGTTCCCGCTGCAAGCCTGCAAGAGATGGCTCAGTATGGCCAGAAGATGCAGCAGTTGGGATATCCCTCCTATGCCATCGGCACGAGGATCAGCTTTGATACCGAAGTAAGCTATCCCCGGTTTTCTTTCCAAGCCATCCGCCCGCTGACTGACGACGAAGCGGTTAAGGTGCTGGAACTTAAGAACTCTTCCGCCGTTGCGAGGATACTGGCGGAAGCGAGTGAGTTGGCTTCTGCGCCTGTTGTTAACGCTTCTGAGTTGGAGCGGGCGTTCGAACAACCTCCGAAGGTAAAGGACGCCCCAAAGGTAGAGGATAACACATGGCCAACCCCAAGCCAAACCCAGAAGACCAACCCGGCTTTGACTGGGCAGGTATCCACGACCACTGCCCAACCTGCGGTGCCGGTCCCTACGGTCTCCTCGGTGCCATTGGAGGTATCGGCCCCCGCTACGGCATCCCCCCAGCCGCCACAAGCATTGAGCAATCCCCCCGCTGGTGGTGCCACAACTGCCAGTACGGAGCAGAGCCAAGGTTTTGGATATACCGCACCAGCGATGCCGGTGGCCCCTACCCCGACAGACCCTACCCCGGTAGAAGCAAGCTCTACGACGCCTGAGGATAACTCCTTTGAGGCGGGCTTGGATGTTATGATGGCTAAGCTGCTCCCGGCTGGCTCTCAGTAACTCCTCATACACAGCCCCGCTCTCTCTTCTCTATCTATGAGAAGAGAGGAGGGGCGGTATAACTTAAACTACATAAACGTGTGTATGAGGGGCTGGCTAATCACCGGCTAGTCTAGCCATGGCTATATACATGGAGGGTCACAGATGACCCTCGCCCAACAAACCTATTTGGAGAAAGTCCTTCCGTGGCCCACGGGGGAAGACGATCTGGGCTTCTGCAACATTCATTGGACGTTTACGCCAAAGGACCATAAGGCCGGTAGGCCCTACCCGTGGTCGGGACAGGCTTGCCGGTCTGTGGCCGAAGCGCTTAACGCCATTGAGCGGGCACAAAAATCCTCTGGCACGCGTGACATCTACGCATGCCAGAGCCGACAACTACGTTCTGGTGCGGCTTTTCGCAAGGGTGGAAAGCTTCTTAAGCCACTGAGAAACCATGCCAATAGCGTATTACTAAAGTCGTTGTTCCTCGACATCGACCTTAAGGACTACGCTTCTGGCATGGAGCTAAACCAAGCGCTTATAGGCTTTATCGCCAGTTCGTCGTTACCTAGACCCAGTGTGATTGTGTCCACAACAGGTGGGTTTCACGTCTACTGGACATTTACTACGGCGATTACTCCTGCAGAATGGTCACCGCTGGCGCATAGCTTGGCGGAAGCCACCAAGCGCCTAGGCTTAAAGTCCGATACGGCATGCACGGTTGACGCTGCACGTGTGCTGAGAGTTCCAGACACGACAAACTTCAAACGTAATGCCAGTGTAAAACTAATCGGTGCTGCCCCTGTAGACTATGACGTTGAAGACCTTAGGAAAATATTATTACCTTTCGAGGTAATGTCTGGTTCTTCCAGCGCTAAAAGCATCAAGTCACCGTTCGTTGCAGACGCTAGTCTTTTTCCGCCTAAAAAAGTAGAAGGTATAGACGAGCTTTCTGCAGGCATAGAGCCTCCATCGTATCCAGTTATCCATATCAAGGACGTAATGGGTGAGTGTCCGTTTATCTTGGAGGCTCTAAAGACAGGTGGTAAAGACTACGCTAACCCATTGTGGAACTTGACCACGCTGCTTTCGACGTTCGTAGAAGACGGCGATAAAGTTGCACACCTTATGGGGCGTAACCATCCCGGTTATACTAGGGAAACAACCGATGCGTTGTATGAACGTAAACTTAGGGAAAAAGCCGAGAAGGGGTTAGGCTGGCCTTCGTGTAAAGCCATATCCGGATCGGGATCAAAGCTATGTGCGACGTGTAAACACTTTAATCAGGGTAAGTCCCCCCTGAATTTTTCGTCTAATCCTATTAGACTCCACCCCAACTTAGGGACTCAGCGAGTAGGGGTGAAGACTGTTAGTGTATTACCTGCGGGGTATACCCGCAGTCCAAAGGGGTTTATCCAGAAAGCCGTCACGGCAGACGACGGAAGCACCAGCTACGTAGTCATAAGTGAGATACCCATTGGAGACGCGTGGCTGCAGCAAGACCCTTGGAGCATGCACTTCGCGGCAGAAGTAAAGCCCGGCGATACCCGACAGGTAGCGCTACCATTTGAACTGGTTGACACACAGGAGATGCGCAAAGAGTTGTCCCGTCAGGGGGTAACACTGCATGCGTATCAGGTCAAACTGATAGGAGAGTTTCTCTTGTCATGGATAGATGAACTCAAGAAAACCAAAGATGCAGTGGTCAACACTTCACCTTTCGGTTGGAACTCGCGCGACGGAAAACTAGAAGGCTTTGTGTATGGAGGTAGGCTGTTTACCCCTACTGAAATAAGGATCGCGCCAAGTCCCGATGCCGTTACCTCCAAAGGTTATACCCCTACAGGCTCCATTGATCCTTGGGTAGATGCTGCAAAGCTGATAACCAACCAACATCGTCCTGCGCTAAATGCAATTGTTGCTGCGTCGTTTGCGGCACCGCTGGTAAGATTTACGCATATGGACGGTTTGATGCTTTCCTGCGTAGGAGCCACCGGCATCGGCAAGAGCACGGCGCTAGACGTTGGACTGACGGTATGGGGACACCGGGTACGTGCTAAGAACACTGTAAACGACACTGATAATTCTGTCATGGGCAAAGCCGGTGAGCTTAAGTCGCTACCTGTTTATTGGGATGATTTGAGATTTGACGACATAGGCAAGTATTGGCGCATGCTGTTCCAGCATACCTATGGGTCCGAACGAAAAAGACTTATGCAGAACGCAAAGCAGAGAGAGTTCGGCACATGGTCAACTATCATGGTCAGTACATCTAATGCGTCTCTGATGGAGCTTACCGCCAAAAACGCCCAGACAGATGCAGCCAGCTTGTATAGACTGTTTGAGATACAGGTAGAAGGTCCCAACGGCTCTCCGGGGCAGATCGCCAAGACCGATGCTGCCAGAATGATCGGCAGGCTGGGCGATAACTTTGGGCGAGTAGGCGAAGCCTATGCTGAATATCTGGGTAAAAACTTCTCGTCGCTGGAAGACGAAGTACTAAACTATCAGAAGACTTTAGACGACGAGGTTAACGCTCTACAGGAAGAGAGGTTCTGGACTTCTCTTATGGCATGTGTCTGCATGGGTGCAAAACTAGCTAACAAACTTGGGTTTACCGAGATAGACGAGGACGAATTACGAGCGTTTCTTATTACCTCATTGGGTAATATGCGTAGAGAGCTTAATACGCAGGTAGTGGACTTGACTAAAGAAACCAACGTCAGTGCAGTGCTTAGCAACTTTCTTAATGCGCAGCGTGCTCGCCACACACTTGTTACTAATGTCATTCATAAGGGGCGCGGCAAACCAGCAAAAGATAGTATCTTGATCAGAAACGACGCATCGCGGCTGGAAGATATCAGAGTACACATCGGAGTTGACGATAAGCTTCTTCACATCGAGTCTACTGCTTTATCTGAATGGTGCAAAGAAAAAGGTATTTCTCGCCACGCACTAACCAAAGCGCTTGAGAAGGAATATGATACAAAAGTAGTGCATGGCAAAATAGGTGGCGGCACAATGTACTCCGTAGCCGGTATAGTCTACATGCTGGAAATAAGTTTGGCAGACCTTGAAGGTAATATCAATATAGAGGAGCTAGTCAATGAACCCGTTTTCGATACCGCTCTCCCCAGTCTCCCCAACAAATCAAATGGAGCGTTCAGCTACGAGAATATTAACAGAGTTGAGGAGCCTAGGACTGAACGAAACCCAAGTATTGAACACCCTCCGGGAAGCCATACTCATTAATGAAGAGCTTGGCATACCAGAAGCGAATGACTTTTTAGAGCATGCGACTACGCTTGTTAATAAATAAAAAGCCCGCATATCTAACGATATACGGGCTTAGTAGTTGGTCAAACCTTACTTCTTTACCTGATTACTTTACAGGTTCGGGACGCTCATTGGGGTTTTCCGGCAGATTGCCAGTAGCGAAGTCCATCAGTTCTTTCAGCTTCTTTGCGATTTCTTCCGGCGAGCTACCGGGTGGGAAGTAGATCGGGTGGCTCGGATACACCGGAATATAGATCGGGTGCTCGGGCGTCTCGCCATTCTCGCCCTCTGGCGGCATGATTGGAATATAAATCGGCGGGTTCGGGAAGGGCTGATTTGAACCACCCCAGATACCCAGAGGCGGCTGCATCGGCGGGATGACGATAGGATGCGTCGGGAACCCCGGCCCTTGGCTTGGGTAGGGAGGCTGCCCTCCGGGGGCAATGGGCGGCGTCGGGAACGGCTGGCCAGCACCACCCCAAGTTCCAAGCGGCGGACCACCGGGAGCAATGGGCGGCGTCGGGAAAGGTTGACCAGCGCCGCCCCAGATGCCCAAGGGTGGTTGTGGTTGTCCACCACCCGTATCCCCTACCGGCGTAATCAAAGCAAGAAATGGCTGCATGTCTCTACCTCCTCTTTGTTAGACTTTAGTTAGACTTTAATCTATTACGCTAATTACTGACTGCACGCAAGTCATATTCCATCCCGCCAGCCACGATTTCTACTACGATCAATGGCACGGAGATTAGACCGTTTATTTGAGCCTCCGCTGCGCTGTGGTTTTTTGTGATCTACATCAAGATTATCACCTTTGTGGACAAGCCCCTCTTTAGCTAGCATAGCTCTAGCTTTATTATTGTCTGAGCGCTCCTTGATCTGTTCAGGCCGATGGTTATAGCCCTTAACTTGTTTCCTGATTTGCGCAGGGGTCCTGTGCGAGGACGGATCACGAATACCTTTAGGCATGGATGTTACCTCTGAAGGTTATGGTGGCAGTGGTGTCGGGATGCCAGCCCGCTAGCGCCGTAAGCTGTAGGGCTAAGTCAGCTTCGGCAGAAGCTCCTATGGACTAACACTATAGGTTCCTTGAACTTTTTTGTAAAGGTTTGTATCTCTCCGTGTTACGCGGAACCCGCTCTTTACAAGCCCTTCGCGTTCTTCAGTGCGGCGGCGCTTTGCATATTTATCCAAGTCCGATCTGGTAAGCTTCTCGTCGCGAGTCTTACCGTAGTTGAATTTTTCCACCTGTCCCCAGAGTTTGCCACGCTCACTAGGAGATGCAGTAACCCACTGGTGCATGAGTTCATTACGCGATGCAGCGGCACGGCTCTGTGCCGAATAAAAATAATTTCTAGCTTCTGCTGTTTCTACGTCACGTGCTGGAGCTAACCCTAAAACACGAAGCGCTGCCTCGCCTGCACCATAAGGCGACAGGCTTTCGTAACCGGCTTTGGTTTTCTTACCTCCAGAGGTAACTTGGTATGACTTGATGGCGTCAGCGACGACTTTAATGGGTGTAAATTTCTGAGTAGCCTCTACCCACTCACCATTCATCAATGCCTGCGAGCCTGCAAGCCAGTCCTTAACCAACGATCCCGGAGCACCCTACTGCCAACATCCCACATATAAGCGCTTAAAGATTGGTCGTCTGCACCGCGTGGCTCACCATATGTCAGCAAGTCCTGCATGCCGACACGAGAACTCATATCAAACGCAAAGCCTTCTGGGAGTGCGCGCGAAATACCTCTTGCGGCTATCTCGCCAAGTTGCTGCCCAAACGTGCTGGCAAGTATCTCCCGTACATTATTTTCAACGTCTGCCCAAGTCGCCTCTGTGATGCCTGCCTGATTGGCTCCAATTATAAGCCACTTAAGTGGCTCCGTGGGAAGCCCCAGTGCGCCAGCAAGCACAACATGCGTAGCAGCCATATAAGCGAGTGTCTTAACTGCCTCTGCACGGTCCCCCGGCTCGGCGTTGCGTATTGCCTTACCGATGTTATGCCCTAGCATCCCATAGATAAGCTGTCCATATTTCTTGAACTGCAGGCTTAGCCTACCAAGCGGATGATTGAATATGGGTGCAGCATTAGAATGAGAGTAGAGCCCCTGCGTCATGTTGGTGGTTTCTTGCGCGAACGCCATGGCGGCGTCGTGGTTACCACCGTTGCGCTGCATCTCCAGTCTATAAGAAGCAAGCGCCGTCACTGAACGGTTGATGGCTTCGATGCTCTTCGGCATCTGCCTGCCAAAAGTAGATACAGAATTTATTATTTGGTCCAAAGTCCCTACCGCACCCGTGCGGGTCTCGATCATATCGGCAATTTCAATGCCAGCATTCGGATCAATGCTGCCGCGCTCCACGAGATAATTAATCATCGCGCGTTCTTGCGGCTTAAGCCTAGCTATAATATCATCAAGAACACTTGGAGTTTCAGCCAACGGCCCTTGCATAAGCGTGCGCTTGGAAGCGATAAGGCCACTCTTGAGAGCCTGCCCCGTGCCAATGTCACGATAAACTCTGAACAACATCTGTGCTGCACGCCCGGCACCGTATCTGGATGCGAGCGCTGGATAGGTCACCATGATAACCTGCAAGGAGTTAAGCAGGTTATAAGCGGGAGAGATCAACTTATCCGCAAAGCTTGCTGCTAAAATCCTATTGACCCATTCGGTTATCCTTCCGGGCTGCTCAAATGCAGTGGAGCGAGCGATACGCTTCTCCATGTCATTCATGATCTGGCTTTGGCCCAGCCCTTTACCTGCATCGCGGGAGCTATCGGCTTCCTTGCGGGCTTCCCGCATGGCAGTGTTCAGATTGTCTTGGTGATCTAACCTTGCGAGGTAACCCGATACGCTTTGAGCGTATTCCAATGTATTACGTGTGAAATCTGTGGAAGCGCCAAGCACGTTGGTGCGTTGCATGCGTTTTGTTTGTATTCTTGTTGAACTTAATAATCTCAAGCTGGCAGTGTTGAACGCCTGTATAACTTGGTTCTGTTCGTTGGGACTTAGGTTCTGATATCCCGGCCTTCTCTGCAGGCTAGAAGCAAGCACTTGTAACTGATGCGACATCAAGTCGGCCTGACGGTCGCCGGGATTAAACCTTTGCTCGACGACAGACTTTACGCTCCCTGTTTCTATGTCAGGGTCATTCTCCAGCTCAAAAGCAGCTTTGCGCGCTTCGTACTTGGTCTCAAAGAAGTCCACGTAGCGGTTCTGAACTGTAACCCTGAAGCGTTGTTCTGCGTCAGCGTCTTGCGGTCTGACACGTGTTTCGTTAGGCTGGTTAAGATTAAAATATCTCTCGCCAGTGTTGGTGTCCACCCATACTGAGGTTGGGGTTGCTATCATGCCGCTGCCCTTCAGGGATGCAGCATAGTCCATCGCGCGCTTGCGAGCGCCCTTCCCGGCAAACTCCCAAGTCCTTACTTCGCCGTTCTCGTCGGGTATGGCTCTCAGTGCGTTAGCAGGAGCCGTAATTTTAGCCAACGCACGAACGACATACTTACCCCTCCGCATTTGCGGGATATAGGGTCCCTTCAGCTTGGCAAGCTCGGATGCGTCCTTGATATGATCGTATAATCTTCCAAGCGTTGCAATATCTGCGTCCGTCTCGTCGCCATCGAGTAATCTTTGCGCCAGATCGGGATCGTCAAACCCGCCAATCTTAAGCGAGTTCTTTATGATGCCCATACGTTCCTTTATTCTGGGCCTCCTTAAAGAACTCTATGGACTTGGCACGAAACGCCATCAGGTCAGGGGCTAGATTACTAAGTTCCTGCCACTCGGCGTTAAGCGCGGCCCACTCGGCTTTGGGTTGTGCGCCCCTAAGCGTATTTTTCCCAAGATGTTTTTGACTTGCAAGAAGACGGTCAGCGTAAACTTGTACTCTGGTCTCCGTCATTACGAGATCAACAAATCTCTCCCATAGCCCGGTACCCTTGTACTTGTTCTCCAGTGCATGGCTTTCGTAGATAATAGGCTTCATCTCGTTAAGGTATCTATCCGCAGTAGTGCGGATCATCTCAACGATATCTGCAGCTTTTCTAAGATGCTCGTAAAATTTAGTGTTAAAACCTTTTGCCAACTGCACAACTTGGTCCATTGTGCGAATGCCCAACGCCCACGGAGTGCCTTGTTGAGGTTGTATGTTCGCTGTGGTGCCAAGAAGAGCATTTACCTTTGAAGGTAATCTGTCGGTGAGGGCTTCTGGTAACCGGCTCTCCAGTTCACCTAGGTCAGCAACCACTCCAGTACGTTTTCCAGACCTTATGCTTGCCGACCGTAAATCGCTGGGAACGCCTTGTCCTATACCTATCGAAGCAAGCTCTAGCTGCGATGACACTTTCATAGCAGCGCCAAGCAACGTATCGTGTACTGGCGATAGGCGCAGTGCCTTGCCAACCATTCGCGTAAACACATCCCACATGGAACGTGGGCGGCTCTTGGTCAGTCCAAGTTTTTCTATGAGATATGGAGTTGCTTTGATGTTAGCGAGGAATTTCTGAAAGTCCCTATTGCTTATAGCCTCCGCTATAAACTCATCGACGTTCGTCAAGCCATACTGGGCACGTCTACTAGGGAAAGTCCATCTAGTAGAGTTTGCTACCGCTTCATGGTATACATCGTTAACAAGGTCCAGCATTTTTTGGTTTGCATATATGGCCTTAGTAAATGCTGCATGCACACCTTCGTGCAGTAGGAGTTGCGATGCTCCAGTATTAAAAGCGCTAAAATTAGCATGGCTTTCTTTTATAGCTATAAAGTTCCCGTGGGGACTATAGAAAGCTGCAGTACCAAAACCTTTCCCCAAGTCATTCTCATACACAGTATCTGGAACAACATAGACAGGAACATCGCTGGCTAGCGAGTTAATCTGCTGCAAAAATCTCCTGAAAATTGATCTGGTAATAGGTTTATACCAAGAAAAATTCTGATACGCATCAGTTGCTTCACCAACAAAATCACTAAATCTACCGCTCCGTACGGCACTCGCAGCAGCAATGAGTTCTCGCTTAGCCGCATTTTCTTTAGCTTGACTGGCATCTTCCATATCTTCGTCTGAAAACGGAACGGGCGGTACCGAACCGTCGTCAATAGTATCCAGTTCATCTTGCGACGCAGCATCCGTAGCCTGCTCTTCAATCAGAGCCTCTAGCTCGCTAACAGGCTCACCTGCAGTCTCGTCGGCGTTCTTTATCTCCTCCTTGGACCTTCTCCATTGCTTAAATTCATTTGGCGTCATCGGCACAACATCGCCAACACGCTCGTCACCGCGCGGATAACTATCCTTATAAGCTTCTACCGCATCGGTTACTTTGCTGAACCCATACATCACCTTGGGTTCGTCGGGAGCCTTAGTGTCCGGGTCCACTTGGTCGATCACAACAACTGGAAGCCCTTCCAGTTTAGGATTACCGGGATAAGCCTCCGGACCTAGGAAAATATCAATGGGCTTGCCGTCGGGAGCTTTTGTTCCAAGGATATGTCCATAAGAGTAATTATAAAGACGGCTGACACGAGAGCCACTCGGTAACACGAGATGCCGTTCGGTCTTCGCTGCAGTAGAGACAGCAACCTGCATGCCTTCAAGGGGGATATGCCCCTTGGAAGCATTATCGGCTTCAATCTGCGCGTTGCTGGGGTTAGGCTCAACCTTTGCCAGTTCGCTCCCAAGCGCGGCTTTGCCGGAAGGCTTAGGCGGTGCCTTCTTGGCTTCAGCTACGGCTTTAGCTTTTGCTACGGCTTCAGGAGTAACTTTTACCGTAAGAGGTTTTTTCTCCCTTACCTTCGAAGGTAATGCCTCCTTCTGAGCTTGTTTCTTCGCTGCGGTCTTAGCTTTCGTAGCTTCTACCTTCTCAGCTACCGTTGGAGGTAAGGGCTTGGGCTTAGCAGCTTCAGCCGCTTTTTTCTTAACAGCTTCTATGCTTTCGGCTGCAGTGCGAGCTTCTATCTCTGCACGCGCCTCAGGAGAAACTTCACGTGTAAAAGCTTTCGCTACGTCTTTCCTCTTTATTAAGCCCCCCGCCTGAACAACTTCGCGTTTCTCAGTAGGAACATTCAGCTTTGCGGGGCCAGCAACAATATCTCCTGCTTGAGTTTGTTCTGTTACCTTGCCTTTGCCCTTGCCGCGCGCCGCCATAGCAGCTTCGCCTTCGGCATTGCGCTCGGCTTTAACGCTATTTCCTTCACCCTTTCTTATTCTAAGTTCACGATCAAGAAACCGAATAGCAGCCGCTTGCTTGTCGGCAAGCTCGATTTTCTTTTTGCCACTAAGCCTGCTGACAAACTCCTGCGCTTCCCGTAGCCACACAAGCGAATGGGGCGTAGTCGGAAAACCAACCTTGCCACGAAGCTCCACGCCCTGCCCTGCGGCAGTCTTTACAATACCGCCTATCTCGGTTGCGAGTGCGTCGATCCCTTCTTCTGTAGCTGGGATTGCAGGACTAGCCGGGCGTTGATCGAGTAATGCTTGTGCAGCATCAGCATCGTCGTAAAGTTTTGTATTACGACCTGTGTGCTTACCCTCAAGCGGTGGCACGCCATGTTTTACTGCACGCGCAACATTTGGATTTTCTTTAGGTGCCTTGGGGACAGGAGCGGCGCGAGCTTTCGGTGCCGGTGCCGGTACAGGAGCGGGAGCAGCAGGAGCGGGAGCAGCAGGAGCGGGAGCAGCAGGAGCGGGAGCAGCAGGAGCGGGAGCAGCAGGAGCGGGAGCAGCAGGAGCGGGAGCAGCAGGTATACCGACCGGTTGCTCTACAGTACCCGGAGCTAGAGCCGAAGGACGTGGCTCTCCTATAGGCACAGTCTCTTGGGGAGGAGCTACACGTGCTGCTATGGTGCCAGCCCCAAAACCTTCACCGGGTGTTTGGGCGGGGGTTGGTGTTGGAGTCGGGGCTGGCAGCACAGCAGCAGGTGCAGGGGCAGCAGGGGCAGGGGGCAGCAGGGGCAGGGGCAGCAGGGGCAGGAACACCTGAAGTATCACCCTCCCGTTCAGCTACGGCACGCGCCTGTGCATAAGGCACGCCAGTGGCTTGCTGAACCTGAGACGGTGTACGTGGCTTGGGTAATGCGGCGGCCTCTGTCGTCCCAACGACGATACCAGTGGGATCGGGAGCAGAAGTCACTCCTTGACCCCCTACGAGCCCCGTAGGCGCGACTTGGGCCGGAGAGGGGGTAGGAGTAGCCCCTACCCCCGAAACCGCGCCTACGGGGCTCTGTGGGGCAGGGGGAGCTATCCCGGCCAAGGTACTAGGAGTGGCCTCGGCGGTCGTTGCGGTGGCAGCGGTAACGGGAGTTCCAACTGTTCCCACTGCACCTGAACTTGGGCGGCGTGGTGCGCCGGGGGCTTGCTTGGGCTTCTTGTATGCATCGCCTGTCGCTCCGGGAATAGTGGCGGCTCTGGACGTAGGCCCAGTCCGCTTGGTTGGCGTAGGTACAACGGGTGGAGAAGCATTGGTATTAGACGCCCTCGCTGGCACGGCAGCTTGATTGGGCTTTACAGCGTTCGAGACAACGGCTGCTGGCGGGTTAACAGGCTGCGGACGAGGGTTGGCGTTGGTGTGCGAGCGAATGCCTCCGGGAGCACCCAGCACAGCACCTATGACACCGCCATACAGAGAGCTTCGAGCGGTTTGACCTAAATTTATCTCTGGCTGTAGTCCTACATCAACGGCCCCCTGCTGGGCCGTAATATCTTCAGCCCCAGTCTCCGCTGTCTCGCCAACGAATGCTTCGCCTGCTGACTTACCAACACGCTTAGCTATACCGCCTGTAGCAGCCTCCCTGATGCCTGCTTTGGTGAAATTACGAAGTACTTGCGCTTCCGGACCTATAAGCGTGGTCAGCCCGCCAAACGCACCCAAGAGGACCGGCTTAAGGCCAAGCATAGTACTGTTAAATTCTCTACGGGCCTGTGCCTCACTAAGGCCATCTTCAAGCAGTCCAGCATAAAGTGGGTTATTTTCTGCCAGTTCAGCGCTGGACATTCTGTCCGTTGCTTCGTACATCTCATCGACTGTCTCGCCAGCACTCAGGAAGCCACCGGCCCCCATAAGCGCAGCTACGCCAGCAGTGCCGCCGCCAGTGAGCAACGTCGCTGCCGCTGCAGCAGCCATGGACGGCGCAGAACGAGTAGCTGTTAAAGCTGTGCTACTGAACGGATGCGCCCAATATTCAGGAGAAGCAAACTCAGCCGCGATCCGGCTCTGAGCGGTTGGGCTAAGACCGCTCGCTATGTCCTCGCCCCATTCGTTTAATTTATCTTCCAGATAATGACTTGACCCTGCAACAAGATCGCTAAACTCGCTCTGCGGCAAAGCTTCTGCGGCATAACGCGTAGCAGCAGGCACAGAGGCAGCCACATCGCCAACAAGACCGGCCCCCGCCTGCTTGAGATAATCGCTCCATAATACAGCACCAGTCCCTTGACGGGCCTTTGTTATAAGTGGGGGACTCATAAATGCTTGGCATTGCCTTTACCTTTGAAGGTAATTTTTGTTTCCTTTTGGTCTATTCATAGGTTGTCCATATCCCGGCCTACCGCTCGGATTATATGGAGGAATGGGACCTGTGGGGACTGCGGTTAGTCCTTCCCAAGCTTTCTTGACTGTTTCTATTATCGGATCAACCCTATTTGGATCGTAAACAGCAGGTGGTTTTATCGCATAAAAGTTTGGTGCTGGTACTGCATCGGGAGTAGAAGTAGGTAGATAGTCCGAAAAACTCTTGCCGGGAGCGGGAGGGCCAAAAGCTCCTTCACGGAACTCACCCATCTTTCGTAGTGTTACAAGCGTTTTATAAGTTTCCTTAGGCAAGGTAAGCTGCCCCAAACCCTCGACATTTATTTTAGCCATGGGATCATCGTCGGACATTACTGGAGGTTCGCTAAGTCCTTTAGCCAATATATCCATAGTCGCTGCAACTGCATTTCGGGGGCCAATTTCTACGTTATTTATCAAAAGCTGCTCCGATGCCGTCTGTAGGTCATCTCGCCTACCTTTAGCCTCGTCATTGAAAAACTTCTCAAGTGTAGGATTTTTAGTAATAAAGTTGTCGAGTTCGGTAGCTACATCTGTACGAGCCTCTCCAAGTTCAGTTGGTGAAAGTTTGTCTTTCTTACCGGCTTCTTCCTGTGCTTGCTTAATACGCACTTGCTCTTCGGTAAGACCCGCAACATTGGGCATGCCCATCTTATCTGCTGCCGCTTGAGATATAGTCTTATCCTCCCTCCCTGCAGCCTGCGAAATAAACGAAACATAAGAAGAAGGGTTAACCCCCATAGCAAACGCACCCATCTCTTCTGGCGTCATAAGCTGCTTTTCAATCACCTTGCCGTCCATATCTGTAATGGTCGCTTTGATATGCTTCTTATCTTCTGTCCACGATAAATGCAATTCATCGCCAGTCGGCACGTTAGCGTAAGCGCGCACAGCCGCATCCATTGTACCGTCTATGTCTCCCTGACGAGGCAGCAGCTTGCATGACAGCAGTGTACTGACTAAACGCTTTCTGATAATGCGCCAGCGTGTTTGCGGCAAATCTCTGGGCCGCGTCGGCATCGCCAATTCCGTTGTAATATATCCACCCAGTAGCCAATGTATAATAAGTCTTCTCATTCTGAGACAACTCTTCGCCAACTTGCTCCTCTATAGTATCCTCGACCATCTTTACTACAGGAGGGTCTGCAGCGCGAGCGCCAGTGAGAAACCCAAGCTGCTGGTTGTCTACCTCGGGAGTTCCTACCGCGTAGTCGTCGTTCAGCCCATGTTCTTGCATTAATAGGCTAAGACCGTCCTTCACGGCTTCTCTAGCGCCTGCCTTCATATTACTCTTGCCACCGGGTACTTGGTTAGGTCTACCGTTAACAATGTTATCAATAACCCGCTGCTTGGGGTCTTCATACGATATTCTAGCGTCCTCAGTGACCGGTAAAGCTGGAGCCCCCGCCGCACCAGTAGCTACTGCTTCTGTGGGAGGAATGGCAGGAGGTGCAGGGGGAGTAGGAGTAGGTGCCGTAGGAGGTGGCACTGGTTCAGGTGCAAGCTCCCCATCCGAAAGCGGAGGGTTAAACGAACCCAGAGATGTCCCACTACCGAGAGGGCTATTAGCAGGAACAGGAGGAGCCTCTACTGCGCCCTCTTCGGCACGCGGGCCTAGACCGGGACCTTGCGGCGTTGCGCCAACGGACAAGCCCCCGCCCGCTGCGGGTGCTCCTCCGATCACTGGCCCGACTGTAGGCACCGGCTTGCGCAAAACAAAAGGAGCAGGCCCCTCAGGGACAGCTTCTGCAGGGGGAGCATTAGGATCAAATATAACATGTGGTTGGTTTTCTTTGGGTAAAGCAGCTTTTCTGCTATTTATTACATCAGTTGCTGAGTCCCATATACTGGCTTCGTGCTGAGCCTTTTTAAGTCCTAGTTTCTTTATATCGACATCAACTAGTTGTCCTGCTGTGGTCGCTCGTGAAGATTCTGTAGCAGCTTCACTTTGTTGTATGTTTGCTTCGTCAATTCTTCTTTGCCGCTCCTGTACTTCGGGAGAAATTGCAATCTCAGCCGCAGAAGCTTTCGCAGTTCCTTCTCTCACGGTAAGTTCATGCAGTTGATCTTTATGTGTGTCGTCTAGTACTTTCCGCTTTGCATCGTACTCCTGCTGAGAAATTTGATTTTTTCTTATTTGCTGGTCAAGCTCCCACGCCGCATCGTCGTGCGCCTGATCTATCTTAGCCCGCTCTCTGGCAGCCTGTGCGTCAGTAAGCGCCCACTTCTTAGCTTCTACATCAAGGCCAAATTTTATATCCTCCTGCCCCGCTACCACCGGAGCACGTTCGTTGGCAAATCTCGCAGCCTCTAACTGAAGCCGCTCTGCCTCACGCTCTTCTTTGGATTTAGTCATGCCATAGCCCGAAGAGAAAGCTTGCGCAAAGTCTTCGAGTTCGCGATTGAACGGCATATCAGGCTCCCATACCGAAGCTTAATTCTTCGTCGTAGTTTGTCGGGACGGCTTCTGCTTCAGCACGTTCCTTTCGGGCTTTTTCAGTTAAACTGTGAAAATGCTTCTCGCCCAGCCAGCTAACGGTATCAGCCGGTACCACAAACTCACCAACGTTTACGGCGGCTGGGACATCATCCTCCACGGCTCCTCCGACGGGCTCATTTCCGGAGACACAGCCCCGCCCAAATCAAAGCCAAAGCGCTTCATCGCCATACCGCCAAGTATCCCAGCGGCAGTCCCCCACCCACTGGACGCGCTTTGGTTGGCATTGAACTGACCAAGCTGAGCATCATACTGATTGTTTAACGCCTGTCCCCAATTCCCCAACGCCGTGTTGCTACCACCCAGCCATTGCGGCCCTGTGCCCATGGCTTCAGCGCCCGTTGCATAAGCTTGGGTGGTACCCGTCTGCGCCCCACCCGCAGCATTTACACCTAGCTGTCCTGCAGCAGTGATTGACCCCGGATACCCTTTACCAATGTCCAAGGCTGCGGTCCTAAGCGCGCGGGCCTTATCTTCTACACTTAGCGCAGCACCAGTCCCTGCGGCTGCCTTGCCAAGCGCTTCTTGGGTGCGTGCACTACGATCCAACGCAGCGAACCGTGTGGCGCTAGGGTTGATCCCGAAGCTCTCTAACTGGGAAGTAGCTTGTTCGCGAGCGGCGTCAAACTGCTGGGCGACATTAGCTTGCGCAGCGCCCACTTCCCGGTCCCTTCGTTCGGGAGTGTCATAAGTTTGAAGATCGTGGATGAGACGGTCCTCTTGGGGCTGGAACAAAGTCTTATAGCGCGTGCGGTCTTCTTCGGAAGCAATTACGGGCGTTCTCCATGGTTTTTAAAAATGATGTGTTTGTGTCCCGCATGAGGCCCTTATTTTCGTTGTAGACGGATTTTGCCCAGCTCCATTGTTCTTGGGCGAGCTTGCGTGCGAACGCGGCCGTCTTTTCGTTCGCGGCCAAGAGGGGACCGTAGTCCGGAGGGCTAGGAGCGCTACTTTTTCCACCCACGGTTGTCTCCTTTACATCTTAAGGTCGCATTACCTTTGAAGGTAAGCGATTAGCTTATAAAGAGTTTCTACGCTGTCTTTCACCATCCCTAAGGCAATATTACAATTGTGACAGACTATGCCTCGAACCTTTTTGTTATATGGCAGTGGTCGATATGCCAACCCCTACTACCGGGTTTATCGGTACCACACGCCGCACATACGCTAACCTTGTGCTAAGAACATTGCATCGCGTTCTTCTAAAGTTATGCCATATTTTCTTTTAAAAAATTTACTACGTTCATTCTCTGAATTGGCGGCATACCATTTATGCTTAGCTCTTTAACCTTTTCTGGGTTAGCGGCATACCATTTACGCTTTAACTCTTTAGCCTTTTCTGGGTTGGCGGCATACCATTTACGATTATACTCTTTAACCTTATCTATATTAGCAGCATACCGTTCACGGTTATACTCTTTAGCTTTTTCTAGGTTAGCAACCCGCCATTGCCGATAATTTTTTCTTTTCCTCTCCCTCTCCCTCTCCCTCTTCTCCTCCTTCAATTTTTCAATGAACGCAGGCACTTCTTCTAGCGTCATCTTCTTTACCTCCCGAGGTAATTCCGGAAGGGCGGATACCCAACCATCGGCAGGTTCTAGCGTACATTCTAAGAACCACTAAGTCAACACCACCGGGAAACACGTCTCTAATGACTACCTCTGGCTCAAATCCGACTTTCTTTACGAATTTAATAGCCCGCTCGTTACTTGATTTTATCTGACAAAAAATACTATCACAACCTAACTGCACAAATGGATAATGAAACGATATCCACAGAAGGTCTTTATTGATCCAATTGGGTGCAAAACCCGCTACGTGCATCGACACAGCCCTACCCGTAAAGTCATAAATCACTACCCCGCCAAGTAACTCCCCGTACTCATCAGTGCGGCTTATCACGACATCGCTTGGACCAGATATAAATCCAGCAGCTTTCGCAATTTTAATGCCATGATCGATCCTGCCAATTCAATCATTGCCGCCGCCGTAAGATTAGTCCAAGGTCGTCGCCCCGTCGGTGTTAACATAAACCCGCGTTGCCGCCGTCGCCGCAGTAACGTTCACGTAAATGCTACCCATGCCAGCGCTGAGCGTTGGCGCACCCGCCGCCGACAACAGAACCCTACCCCCGCGCTAACCCCATTTTGAGCGAGAATGGTGTTACCCGCGCCGCCACCGGCTGGCGTCACTGTTGACGGTTGCATGTTCACCTGCCCCGCCCCGGCAATCGTCAAGCGTCTAGCCGCCACAGAGCCGAAAGCGTGGCGGAACACCAGTTGGGTTTCGGAGGCGCTAACGTTCTTCGCCACGATTCTGGCGCCGAGCGCACGCCGAAGCCGTTTAGGTTCGTCACAAAAGTCAATGCCGACGCCAGTGGCAGCAGTATTATCGGCGTTAGAAAGCGCTATGGAAAGGTTTCGGACTGCAGCCGATACAATGCTACCGGTCTGGCGTGCTGACCAAGTATTGCTACATTGAGCGCGGGACATTAGCTCCAGAAGTGCCAGTGTTCTGCAAGGCAGCAGTACCAAGAGCTACACCCGGCAACGTGGGCGTGACCGGAAAGTTTACTACGCGCGAAGCGCGAGCTATGCTCAACGCTACGCCAAGTGACGATCCCGCGTCGTTGTAAGCGGTAATATTAAAATCAGAACCGACAGACCGCGCCACTTTCGGCAACAGCGTCTTTAGTAATGCTCCAGCGGTTGACACTACCAGTGCGGAAAAAGACGTTGCCTGCCAAACCCGTATCGCAATCATGAAGATGTTGACGGTGGTCCCATCCCCGGCGCGGTTAAGATGCAGATAACCGCCATTGTTGACGAGATTACCGTTGAGCGTCAGGGCGGTAATGCCGGTGTAAGGTCCAGTAATCCTTGCGTCGGCTACGGTTCCACAACTCAGGTCACTGGCACTGCCCGACGTGCGATAGCAGCCAGCCCAGTGACAGTGCTGGCCGCTTGCGTAACCGGTGTGGTTGGCACGCGCCAGATAAAAAGCGCTGGACTGACCATCAAGTAAGTCGGCGTCAAGTCCCGAACCAGCACCATCAACTGTGAACTAGCTTGGTAAGAATATCTGCTGCGGTATCAGGAGACCCACTCGCGCCTGCTGGGCCTGTTGGGCCTATAGGTCCCTGTGGACCGGTAGCTCCAATCTGCACCTGCGGGGCCTGTTGGCCCTATTGGTCCAGCCGCAACCATTCTGGACCCGGTACTCCTAAACCTTCACCACCAACTACACCTTCTTTTAGCGCCTATAACCTCCACCGCTAACAAACATCCTTCCCCTCCCCACCCATAATGCTACCAGTCCGCACCAGCTAACTGTGCAGACTCAAGGCTCGTAAAATCAATCCCACGACGATGAAGCGCATCCCAAGTAACCGCAGCGCTACCTTCAGCAGCACGATTACGCTGCCCGGTTAAAAGCTCAACAGCTTCTTAAGGGCACGTAGATACAATAACAAGGCTTTCAGTCGTAGGCTTAGGTTCCGGTATAGCCGGAAATACATTATGCCGCTCAAAGCGCTTGTGCATAATATGGGCTGCGGTGTGGGTCATACGCTTCCAAGCTCCTTAACGCTGAAGCAAGTTGAATGCTAAGTATCTTAAGTCTCGTCTCCACTTCGTATTGAAAGAAATCATACAAAAACCCAGAGGCAATCTCCATAACTCGCCTGACTCTCTAAGCTCTTGGGTGTATCTTATTCCCCATCGGCATAAAACCGGCAAAGCCCCCACAGATCGTCACTAAGTTCTTCTTGAGGGTTAGTGTTCCTGATATCGTTCAGCGCAGGAAGCCCAAACGTCTCCTTAAAGAAAATCCGCATCGCCGCGAGATTTTTCTTATCGAGGGTTTGATATACTTTAGACTTCCAGATAAACGGCTCAACAGGGTTTTCTAGATCGCTAATGTCAATCCACTGAACCTCTCCATCACGAATTAAAAACACTTCTCCCGACCATGGATCGTTCTGCACGCCAAAAACAGGGGAGTCGCTTGTGAGTAGATTAAAAGCAACGCGCGTGTCTGCAGGATCAATCAAAACACCATTATGCGCCCCCGTATAGTCCACCTTGGATACCCAGTCTTCCATGGGGGTAATAAGATCAGGCTTAAAATCATTGTGTGAGCCAGCCCATGCGGTAGGTTCAAACACACCCGGAACGACTCCACCAAACGCATAATAAGCTTGTCCCAGCCAAGCAGCCCTTAGCTTTGCCTCCTTGGTATGCTGCTGCCATCTATCCGTGTAACCAAATCCTTGGTTATATTAGTCGCACCTTTTTGAGTAACTGCTATTAACCCATTATGGCTTACGAACAACACACCAGCATCTGAACTTAAGATACTCCCACGCGAGACGCACGGCTCAAAAACAGCGACCTTGGCAGTGCCCATATGCTCTGGAAGAGCGCCACTAACTACGGCTGGATAGCCAACAGTGCAAACAACTAAAGTTTGTCCCGATACGCCTAGGCCAACAATAGGATATTCCATCGTTAATGTATATGAAGCTGGCCACGCATGCGGTCTATATGGCTCGCTCATCCATAGTTCGTTTTCACGCCAGCCAGCTATAATGCCGTTCCACATCACCACCAAGCCCTTGAGGTCCTCAGGCGGTGGCGTCCAAGCAAAACTTTCCAGCAAAGCATTGGAGGATACTTCGTCGTCCTCAATAGTGTCTTTATAAAAATTTATCGTGCAGTCTTGCTCGGCTACCAAGAAAAATGAAGCCACTCCCGAGGCCGAAGTAATAGTACGATATATTCTAGTTTTAGTTATCCACCTTTCAGCATTATGATCAGCGGCAAACCCCGGTTCGAAGCAGGCGGAATTTCAAAACCATCTAAGTTCCACGAGCCATCCTGAATGCCTGTCACTACAACAGGAGGACTGGGGGCGCTTTCCTCTTTGTATTCTGTCACCCATGTATAAACATACGACCTCGTTACCTGCAAAGGTAATTCTGAAATCTCCTTGGACGTAATGGCGGTCGTACCTAAAACCGGATTAGTTTCGTTGGTAATTTTCCACGTAGAACCACCGTTGACTGTGCCTTCTGTAACTTTAAAATATCTATTAACAAATTCATCCGCAGTATCCATGTCTTCTGCACGGGGAGGTGTCCCAACAGGAGGCGTCCCCGTTCCAGCTACAACAATACGAATACCGTTATCGCTGGCAGCAACTTGGTTCTTAATAAAAATCCTGTCGTCTACTTTTAGCTCTACGCCATCAACTTTCTTACCTGCAATAAAGTCTTTGTTTAGTACTCCAGCTACAGTAGTCGCTACGCGTACGTTATTCAGCTTAACTGAGCCTCCAGCAACTTCAAGGCTAGGAGCCACGGTCGGTGGAGGAACTCCCAACAGCCAAGAACGACTGTCAAGTGAATTATTTGCGCCAGCCTCTATACGTGCACGAGTATTATACCTTGGAGGAAGCGACGTTGAAGCATAATAATATCTGTCGTGCGTATCGTTAAACACAGGCGCACGGATTACATCCGTATCCCCGTTGGTAAACTCTATCCAAAGCGAATTATATAAATAAGCAGACCGGTCATATGTCGCAGGAATACGATAAACCTTGGAGGAGTCCGGGATCAACAAAGTTCTAAGTGATTTGGGAGCCGGTAAACCTACCAGACTCCCAGAATATAACCATGTATTTTCTGAGTGCGCAGCAGCACGTTCCGGCAAAAGCTCATCGCTCATTGCCGGAAACATACCCCCAAAGATATCTATCTTGAAGGCAACCATCTACTTAGTTTCAAGCAGGTTTCTTTGGCTCGACGGGCTTGGCCTCAACCCTTTTAGCCTCAGATGCTGCAGTGCTTTCCCTCTCAGCATCAATCCTCTGAGCTTCGTCTCTTTAGCTTCATATACCTTAAGCTGAGCCTCGTCCAATTTCCTAGTCTCGGCTTTTATAGTTTCGTACCCCTTAAACGGAGCTACAATCCTATCGACCTTAGCCTCGACTTTAGCCACTTTCTTATCCCACGCTTCTTCGGCTGCTATCTTGGAATTTATTGCCTGTATCTTCTGATCCACTACCTCTTCATTACGCGCTGCCTGCTTTTCTTTCTGAACTTCAGTAGCTAATATCTGAACCTCCTCATGGGTCAGTTCATCAACTGCTACATCATATACAGGCTCAACAAGCCCTTCTGCAGAAGCAGGTGCGTCTACTTCGGTCTGCTTAACCCTAGCCAATTCTCTAGCCATTTTCACTCTCCTTTGTGTCGTAGTTAACGGGTTTAAGTGGAGGCGGCGGAAGATCGTCAGGGTTATCGCTTACCTGTACGATATACCTCGGTATCCGGCGCTCCGATGAAAGCTTGATAAACACATCCTCCTGCTCGGGTTCAGTCTTCTGCGGATAGGTCTCTGTACCCATCGTCGTCTCCTTGTTTCTTATAGTCACGCCGCTGGGGAGTAAGTTCCGCTTTGTCTTCCCTATAGAGCAAAGCACGCACCGCACAGTCCTTAGCTTCCAACAATTTACGCAAAGCGGTAGTACGTTCTGCGTTGTCTGGAAGCGTCTCAACAATCCACTCAGCCAACTCCCCGAACGGACGGCTTATCTCCTGCAGTTCTGGCCTTAGATGCGCGTAGGCAAAAAACTGCATAATTCTATTCGTCATAAGGTTACCTCATTTATCTTTAAGAACGCATTTCTCCAGTAAACCAATAACTGAGAGTTAACTTCATTCCGAAGGCGATCTTGCTGCAGCATATAATATCCGCCAGTTAGTATCATCGCCACGTTAAGCACAACAATAAGAAGTAGAGAAGGCGCACCCTGAAACCCACTAACTATTGATTTTGTGACATGTGCACGTTGCACCACAATTTACGTCTCACCGGTTCGCCAGATTTTTACAATGGTATAAATCTCTTTGGCAGTAGCGCCCCGGTAGCTCCTACGGCTTTGCCAAAAGTACCGGTTTTAGTACAATAATGTTGGAGTTTATAACCGGTAGCCACTGTGTGAGTAACTTGTGTTATCCCAACAGACCTAGTTTGTGAATTATTACTGTCAGGCGCATATTCAGAAGACCCCATCACAAAGGGCTTGGCGGCATCTGTATTATTTAACAAACGCGTTTGGTGCATCTCACATGATCGTGCCGGGCAACTCCACTCAATAATCCACTCCCCAATCGGTAATGTAAAGATATTACCTGCGAAGGTTACCCAATGATAAGGATCAAAACAACTGCACATTAATTACGCGATCACGCCAACCATCCTGAGTAAAAGTACCACCCTCCACGCCGTTGTCTTTTTGATCTATTAACACACAATGTGGAGCGCCAGAATATTTCCACGCAGGATTAGTACCAGTCTCAGTTAAAACAGTGCCGGGATCACCCACTGGCAACCGCCCCGGTGAACCGATAGGAGAGCTAGTTTTATTGTAAAAAAGTATCTCGCCGCCTTCCCCATGCTCCATCTTGGCAAGCGTAATGCTGTCATTGACAACATCCGCTTTCAATCTGCTCAGGAGTTGACTTGTCCCAAGCAATTGTCGGAGTAGTGATAAGGACACGCGCGTTTTCGGGGTTATCCGGGTCAATGTCAGCAACGACAACTTCAAAGTTACTAAGCTTGGTAGCAAGACTTACTACACCGCCTGCCATTTCAAAGTCGTCGCTAAGAGCAACCTCCTCTGCAGAGGCTTCAGAGTCGGTAGTATTACCGACGAGTTTTTTAGCCGCGACTTTAAGTACATGCTGCGCATTCCAGTCAGACGGCTGCAGCAGGGCGGGGTCCTGCCCGTCTGCTTTGTCGATAGCTTTTGAATGTTTTAAAGAAAGTGTCAAAACTACCCTCCCATTACCTTTGAAGGTAATATCTACTTTCTGTCTTCTCTAGGCGGCTGATCCATCTTCTGTGAATACACTACGTTGGATTTATCCAACGGCTGCTGCATCCTAGCTTTTTCCGCTTGCAGAGCCTCGTTATTCACCTGAAGTGCGATATTGCGGATCATCGCATCACCCAATGCCTGCGCTACGCGAGCGTTAACTTCTGCCTGTATGTCCATATCAAGCTCCAATAAATCCGTGAGACCTACAGTCAGTGATAAGAGCCGCCAGCCGCTCGCTAACAGCCTCCACAGCATTCATCAACGCTTGCTGCTGTACAGTGCTGTAAGATGCACTAGCTGTCGGCGCATTATAAGTAGCATAGGTAGTACGGTTTAAAGTACCTGTAGGAGCACTTGCCCAACCGGATTTCCTCGGACCAAGCAATTTTACCGAAGAAGCATAAAAGGCAGTATCTTTCCAGTAAATACCATCATTTTTAATACGAAGCCGTTCAACGCCATCTTGCTCAACCGCTGGGCTTATCGAGAAGACAACATCAGTATTGTCACACCACATTCCGGTTCCACGATAATCAGCGCCAGTAGCTTCGTTATCAATAGCTCCGTAAGCTGGGTTAGCCTCGCTACCAGTAGCGCGTATTCTTCCTCGGCCATCTGGGTGAGCATAACCCGTGATCTTTAAATAAGGATAATTATTTAAGTCCTTATGTGCCGCAAAAGCATATTTTACTCCTATGGTGCCAGCACCCGGAGTAGCTGAATAGTTTTCTTCTACAACATAGGCTCCATAGGCAAAAACTGGGTTAGTTACCAAGCCGCTTCCCAAGTCCACTTGTGCGTCCAGAGTAGAAAGCTGGGCGCGAAACGCCATAGCGCCACGTGGTCCCGTCTTACTAGCAGTAGCATCGTACGGAGTAATACTCCCAACCATGCCACCAAAATTCATTAAGGTTGCATTATTTGAGTGTACTAAAACTAAATTTCCCTCTACGCCAGTGCGTGCCCCTGTAGTACCACCCGCTCCAGCCTTATAAACAGACCGGTTTGACCAACTAATAGCACAAGAGTCAGCATAAGCATGAGCGTAAAGCTGAACCGCGAGCGCCCCGGTTTTGGCCTTTGACAGTACTAGTTAGATAATCCGAACGGCTGCCTTGCACGAGAAGCGCGTAATCGGTTTTACCAACTGAAGATGGATTAGTATAAGTATATCCCTTGGCCTCGTTTATGACGGCCATGGTGTAATGATTATCGTAGAGAAACTCAGTAGAGCCAGTGGAGTCAAAATTCTGATTGCGAAAAATGGTGTCGTTGACGAGTGCAGTCCCACCGCTTGTAGTTCCAGTTATAGTCTCATTATTGGTGGGATTAGCGGGACCGGTTTTCTCCCTAAGAGTTAAGACCGTAGAAGTAAAAGACTTGATCTTGGCTGTCCAGCCAGTAGCTCCGTTAACTCTTTCTCCAACGACAAAAGCCGGTCCTGCTTTAGTATCATATGTAAGATCAACAGTGTAATCGTTCATTGCGACTACAGCAGTACTTTCGCCTCAAACGTATGCGCTGCAACGTAGTTGCCAAGCCCGCCAACGTACCCGCCAACCGTAAGAGGATAAGCTACAGCAGGAGCCCCAACAACCACACCAGCTATGCCACGCTTAGCCCAAGCGTCAGCATGGTTCTCTGCCCCGAGTGGCGTCATCGCCACGTCATCGCGCGTACCAGCCTGCTGCTCAGGGACCGTAGCCTTCGCTACGTTAATAATATTATTACCACCCAGCGTCCCACCAGTAATGGTAACTAACCCAAGACCGGTAACTGTATTGGCTTTATCGGCTTTGTTACCTAGCGCTGTAGCTGTAGCTGTAGAAATTGGCTTGTTGGCGTCAGACGTATTATCGACGTTTTCAAGACCAATCGTTGTTTTGTTTATAGTTATCCAAGCCGTATCCGTAGTGCTGGTCGGTCCTTTACGAAGAAACTTACCAGCATCTGTCGGCATAACACCGGGAATAACGCCGGGACCGGCGGGGCCAATAGGCCCTGTAGGACCTGTGGGACCAGCGGGACCGGTCGCGCCAGTTGCCCCCGTAGGGCCTGTCGTGCCAGTAGCTCCAGTCGGTCCCTGAAATACACCAACGTCAGTCCATGTATTGGGAAGAGCCGTGCAAACAGCCAAGTGATCAGGCGTATAAGATGTAAGAATATAACCGTCACCCACCGCATTACCGGTCGTGGGACAGTTAACCAAATCAGCAACTGAGCCTAAAACACGAACACCTGCACCCGTATCACCCTTGATCCCTTGCGGACCAGTAGGGCCAGCAGGACCGGCCACACCGGCTGGACCAGTAGCACCAGCAGGACCAGTAGGGCCAGTCGGGCCAGCGGGGCCGGTAGCACCCGTCGCTCCCGGCGATCCTGCTGGACCGGTAGCCCCCGCCGCTCCCGTCGCTCCTGTTGAACCGGTAGCACCAGCAGGACCAGTAGCACCCGTTGCTCCCGGCGCTCCTGTAGGCCCAGTCGCCCCTACAGGACCGGGTTCGCCCTGAAATACGCCTGTATCTACCCATGTAGCAGGTAACGCAGTACATGTAAACAAATGCGCCGGACTGAACGAAGTAACAGTATAAGCATCACCTATAGTATTATTCGTAAGAGGAAGCTCTGCTTCTGTAGCGACCGTGCCAATAATTAAAAGCGTTGCACCGGTAGGACCCGGAGGGCCTTGTGGACCAGTAGGACCCGGAGGGCCTTGCTCTCCAATAGGTCCAGAAGGCCCCGAAGCCCCTCGCGCAGACAGGACAACAGTTACCTCTGTGTTCTGATCGAGTTCGATCTCAAAATCAGAGTCTACGCTGTAGGTGACCATCTTATTCATTGCGGGTAACTGGCCTCCTCACACGGTCCCTAAAACCAAATAATCTCTCAGGTCCCGGCCCAGAGTTCATATGAAATAAGTCACCAACTACATTACCAAGTGAAAAATTCACGTTCTGCTCTGCAGTTATATCGATCTCAAATTGCCCATTAACAGCATCAATAATATTAATTCCACCGTTCTCGGTTGTTAGTTCAATCATAGGCACTTCGTCAGAATTTTTATCCCGTATCTGACTTCTAAAAGTCCATCCAGTAATATCCAAAGGCAGCATGTCATCGGAATGCCGAAGATTAAATACCACGTTATAATGTGAGCCGCGCCAAATGGTCATCTGGTGTCACCTAACATCACATTGAGCAAACCGTGGAAACCTCCAACGCTGCGCCCCGTAGACATTCTGGTGGTTCACCGCCACACGAGCGCGTGACATACCGTTTCGAAATCTTCGCCCGTGATACGCAAAGCCTTCTCTTGAAAAATAAGGCTTAGCAGGCTGACTCATCATCCGGGACAAAACACCATCACTAATTTCCTGCTTATAGTGTATGAAAAACCAATCCGGAAAGTCCGGTAAACTATCATAAGCGTCCACCGGGTCCACAACCGTCAATGCCACCAGCACGTTATATGTATTGATTTCCCCTTCAGGAGGAACACCGGGATCACGATGCAAAACTAATAGCTCTGGCTCAGGCAACGTAGCGTCATAAATTATCCGCTCATCCACTCCAGACCCTGCAGTGACAGCTAACAACCTTACAATTTTCGCGCGGTTCTCTTCCGGCTCAATCTCGTACTCAAATACATCATGAGCAACAGGAAGAATTATCTTCTCCTGCCACGCGTTAGTCTCCTTGCAAAATTCATCCAGTGTATAAAACAACTCCCACTTAATGGCGTCGTCCAACGCGCCCGGAAGACGCATCCGCACATCATTCATAAACCGCTCAAGAGACGCGCTCATCTAATTATCGCCTTGCTACGCTCTGAGGCATAATAGGCTCAGTCAGCATCGAAGTGAATTTACTGATAAAAGCTGCAGCGCGAGCGTCTGTCACATCTTCTTCGTCGCGCAATTGTGCATGTCCAGCAACAAAATAAACCAATGCCATACGATATTGCTGATCAATATCGACAACTTCAGAGGTAACGCTATAAAAAGGTACTTCAGTAGAATTATACAAAAACAAGTCCGGACGCAGCCTGCGTGCATCCAAAAGGCTAATATTAAGATTTGCGATAAGATCAGCGGTAGGATAACGATACGGCGCAAGCGTATCCTGCAAGAGGACCCTTGCGTAGTCGATTATCTTCCCGACAGTATCCAGCGCGGGCATAATCTAACCTCCAAAGGTAACCCCAGCCCTAGTATCGGGCTGGGGGGAGAAGATTAATGCCTAACTAGGCAACGCCCGGAGCCACATCGCGAATAACAACCGCCTGCGCCAGCGCTTCCGGTGCAATGACCTTCCAGCCATACACCTGAAGACCACGCTGGAAGTCACCAAACGCACGCTCAGAACGAATAATTTCCATGTTGGTCATTTGCGATGCAAACGTCAATGCATGCGGATGGCCAGCATAAAACACCGTCTCACTCGCTGCCAGTGCCGGGGGACCGACAATCACGCCCTTCGGCAAAAGGTTACTGGTATAGATCGTAAAGCGATCCACCATGCCAATGCGGCCATTACGCAGCATTGATACCGCATCGCCCGACAGATAAGCCTGACGAAGCTCAGAACGCTTGATCAGGGTCGCTGCCCAAGGCGGGATAATAAGCCAACGCCCTGTTTCAGGGATATTCTGCTCGTCAAGCGCCTGACCCAGACGCAAGATAACGTCAAGGATATCGGTTTCGGCTGCTATAGGAGGAGTTGCTACATTTGCAACCACCGAAAGCGGTGTCCCCGTAACACCAAGATTAATAGAGGCAGTGGCTACACCAGCAGTAAGGCCCCTATTAGCAGCATGCGCTGTTCCAAGCATTCCAAGAAGAACAGATTTATCAATCGTGATTTTCATCTGCTCGGCGGCGTCGTCGGCCCACATAGAAAGAATGTTAAGGTCCGACTGAACCCGCATCACGTCGTCAAGCATAGTATTCCAGTACTTACCCTTATCGATAACCAGATCGATAACGGTACCCGTCGGACGCTCCGTCAGAAGCTCCTGATCCGCCGTATAATCCCTAATGGTAATCGTCGGCTTGGAACGAATTTTAACCTTATCGCCAAACGATTTAATTTCGCCCTCGTAATCAGTGTTAGAGATAGCGGCGAGAACAGTACTATCGTAAAACTTCTCGATCAGCTTCCCAGACCAAATTTCCGGAATAAAGCCAGTAGCTGCAAACGTATTACTAGGGCTACTGGCAGGATAGGTAAGGGTAGCATTCGTAAAAGGCGGAACACGATCCGAAGTCGCTACCGGTGCAACTGGAAAATAATTACCAACTGGCATAGTTGTCCCCTTTGAGAAAATATCTCCGGGGAGTAATTAAACTCTACCCGAAGAAGTTAAGCCGTGATCCTTCCATCAGCCTGCGCCTCGAATATCATACGTTCGAGACGGTTTTTCTCCTGCTCGTTGCCACGGTACAGGCCCGCAGCGCATCGAGCATAGAAATTAGTGATCTGGGATCGTGTGATAAGGGGCTTCTCAGCGGGGAGGTTACCTGCCGCTGACTTGGCTCTGCCGGGTGCCGCAAAGGACTCTAGCGGAACTTTCCCATTCTGTACTCCAGAACTTGCTCCAGAGTTGCGCCCATTACCTTCAAAGGTAAGGGGGGCTTGGGAACCGTTCGGCCCATTTCCTAGGGGATCGCTCCCCCTAGCGGGATCAACGGCAGCCTCTTCAGCGAGGAAGCCTTGAAAGAAAGCTGCCGCACGAGGGGTATCGTTCCGCTCCCACGCAGCTTTCAGCAGATTGTGACGTATAGCACCAGAATAAGTGTCTGGCAAGGCCAGCCACTGAAAAAATCTTGGGTCCTTGTTTACCTCTCTCCATGGCATACCGGTACCATCGAGTTGTGCAAGCATTTTCTCTCTAGCGTTTTGGGCAATAGACCCACCAACCTGACCCACTTGCTGCTTAAGCGCATCTATTTCTTGCCTAAGCTCTTGCACTAATGGCGTTGCCGCTTCTTGGGCTTTCTTACCGACAACTCCAAGGAACTCTTCGCCGTACTCGCTTACCTCCTCGGCAGATAGCAAACTCTCAAACTGCAGCTCACGGTTCCTGACAGGAGCCTGAGGTGCAGCATTCATGGTAGCAAGCACGTTTTGCAGATTGCTGATCTGCTCCGACATCTGCTTGATGTATTCTTGATCTTTTTCGTGCCGCCCCTTCATAGAGTTGAAGCGGTGCTCCCAATTTATTTCTCCCTGTGCTTCTTGTGGAGCCGAAGGAGCAGGAGGCTCATGTTCTCTGACCTGTGGCTCTCCAGCCTGTGGCGGGCTGGGAGCTTGTGGCGTAGGATCAGAACTAGAACCTCCTGCAGGTCCTCCTGCAGAAGGCTCGGGAGGATTAGCTTCTGCAGGGACTTGATCTGGATAAGCAGCCTTAAAGGCCGCATCTGCTCTTGCGGCAGCAGCTTTCACACCGGCTGGCACTACGACATTGGGGTCACTAGGAGGAACGATGTTACTACTAAACGCCTTGGCTACCATATCACTTCCCTTTCAGTTTATCCGCCAACGACACACAGTTCTGAGCGTCTTCAGGAGATGAGCGATTTCGCGCGCATGTCCTTGGTGCCCCTGAAGGGTCTCGATGGGGGAACTAACTAAAAGTTCGCGCATCTGATCAGACCTGAGAGCCATCGCAGAAAGGAACTTTCTCCAATTTTCCGGAGAAGCCCTTGCAAGATCGGCAGCAGCCCGTATCAACGCATCGTCGGCAACACCCATTAAATGGGTTTCTTGGGCTTGGCGGTATTCTTACCCGACATATGACCGGAGCCACCATGAACATATGCCCTGCTGGGCGCGTTATGCGCAGACCCGGTAGTGCCACCCGGACTCTGAGGGCCAGCACCTGACTTACTGGCCATATGCCCAGACCCGCCATGCGCCCGCGCGTTCGAAGGGAGCGGCCCGCTGGACTTGACTTTACTCGTGTATCTTTTTACTTCTGGCATCATTACCTCCAAGGGTTATTTTATCACAACTGGTGACGGATAAGCCGGAACAACAACGGGTTTAGGCTGCAGCACGTTAAACTCAAATTCATAGCGACTCGTACAGGCAGCCAGAGGGCCAGCCAGAAAGAAAACTAAAATTATCCCCATAGTTATCCACTGGGACATACATAGAACCTAGACAGAACCCAAATAGTTAGCCAGCCCCACCACCAACAGGACCAGCCCCGCGAGAAATATTAGTACGCGGACCCATGTCACCGGTAGAAGTCTCACCGGGCTTACTCCCCTGCGCTTCGGCGGCCTGTTGCTGCATAAGCAATTTCTGCTGTTGTTCGATCTTTGCCAACTCGTCCTCAGGCGGGACAATACTGTCCCCGTCCATGCCGATGGTGTTACTCACCGTCCTGAGCACCTTTGCGCGTCCCTGCGTGCCAATAATCTGAGCGTCCAGCGGGTTAGCAGTAATAGAAAGGAACTCCAACTGACGAGCACGTTGTGTCTCACGTTGCATGGCAACGTTGACACCCATGACACGAATGTTCTCATCGCCACGGAACACCCCCGACTCGTCTGTGAGCATGATCATGTCGAATAACTGTTGCAGCGCACCAAACATAATGTCTCTGTCAACATTCGCTGCAACAGTCTGCAATATCTTGGACGCGTTACCCATAAGCATGGCTAGGCCGGATGCTGTTCTTCCGGCACCTCCGGACGTTCCACTTCCGGACATGTACTTTGGGATAGCGCTAATGTCGTCGGCAATGATATTTAACTCTTTGTAGACGGTAAGAAGCTCTTGTGCGTTGGAGTTGGGCTGGAAAAATCTTACGGCTGGCTGAGAACTATTAGCCATCGGATCGGTAAGGGTCTTCCATCTCTTCCACGGAAACATGTCATCGGGGTCTTCACCCGGAGCCAGTCGTTCTATGTTCACGTCTACTTGGGGACCGGACGCGATACTGAGGTTGTTCACCAAGGACCTGAGGACCGCGTTGCAGACTTCTTGTATATCTGCCAATAAATCGGGCAAGCCATTGCCAACGGGAGTGCCGGGGACTTTTTCGAAACTCGTAATAAAGTACGGATGGCGCTTCCTTGGCGAAGGCGTCAGTTGTAGTTTTATGATATGCCGTCCGATCAGCCATAGCTGCACCATGTAGTCTCTAACCGGGTCAGGTATCTGCTCTGCGGGAAACCCCTGATCCAGAAGCATTTGCCCTTGGATGTTACCGTGAAACGCAAGGCAGTGTATCATTCCAGACGCGTTGGTCTGCGGGTTCTCGCGTTTTTCGTAGGTTGCGCGCTCTGAGTCTGCCGTGTCCCAGTCACCCGGCAAACCGCCCTGCCCGTGTTCTATGAGTACGTTTCTGATTGCCTCAGTGTCATACCCCGGCAAGTCCAACAGGTCGTTCAGGTCCGCGCGTGTAAGAGAAGTCCGCTCTATTACGGCGGCGCTCTCGATATCCGAGACACCGGGAGTAAACCAAATATCAAAAGGGGAGACACGCTCCCAGAACATCTTTGGTTTTTCAGTGACTGTCGGCTGGACGTTGCCTTGTGCATCGGGTTCCCAGTTAACGTCCGGTACAATACGAACGACGGGACCCTTTCAAGCAAGCAAACGGAAACAACGGTAAGTCCATAAGCACTTCGGCCATGGCTTTGTAGAAGCCGCCTGTCTCTAATATTTCTTCGATCTTGTCTTGCGCGAGTGCCGCGCGCTTGCGCGCGTTCTTCTTTTCTGCGTTGCGCGCCGCCTCCATAAGCTGGTTAACGCGGTCGCGGATCATCGCCGGGTTGGGAGGTTCAGGGAGTCTCACCGCCCTGTAAAGCCTGCTGCTGAGCTAGCTGCATGTAGCTCTGCATCTCGGTCTCTACCAACTGCATTATGGTCTGGATTACCTCTGCAGGTATATCCGGATCGGCTGGTGCTTCGATGGCCCAAGGTCTATCGGGCGCTAAATAAACGTCTCTTAGTAAGCTATTCGCCCCCCGGCACTTCATTGCAATTATTCTGGCATATACCTGCGAGCCGCCGAATTTTCTTATTTCAGCGAGCTTGGTGTTATCGTAAACGCCATTAAATGTCCTGAGCGCAGACAGCATGCGCTCGGTCCAGCCCGACTGTGAGTCGTTGCGGTGGCGTTGGAACATCTCAAACTGGCCACGCACATACGCAGCCAGCGAAGACATATCCGGTTGAGGAGGTTTTTCGAGCTGGACCTTTGCGACGGCTTCAGCCTGAAGCTGGGCCTCTAGTTGCGCACCGGGCACAACACGTAATACCCCTCGCTGGGGGAGGGTCTGGACCATTCCCGCCTAATACTATATAGGACAAGAGGTTACAAGTTACTATTTAGTTACGCTAAAGTGACGAGGAGGTAACAATGGACGCTATAGCAGTAAAGGAGCCACTTCGCGATATAATGCTAGTCCAACTCGCAAGAGAAATAGCGATAGACCATCTCTCTGCAGAAGAAGGTGCGCAAGCTATATAGTATAAACCAAGAAGAATGGGACGCTATACTTCAAAACCCAAGGTTTATGACACTATTGGAGCAAGAAATACTTGCTTGGCAGTCGGCAACCAATACGGCAGAGCGCACCAAGCTCAAGGCTGGAGCCATCATCGAGCAATGGCTTACAGAAGGACACGCGCGCCTGCACGACCAGAACGAGGCACTCCCCGCGAAGGTCGAACTCGCCAAGATGATCAGCAGGATTGCGGGGTTGGATAAAAGCGATAGCCCTAGTCTGTCTACCGGCGCGGGCTTCAGTGTTACCATAAATCTAGGCGGCGGCGACAAGATGAGCTTCGATAAAAACTTACCTTCAAAGGTAATAGACCACGAGGGGGGATAACATGACGAGCATAAATTACACCCCGCCGCCCACGCTCGCAAAGTTCATGCGGTCACAGAGCTTTGGCAGGATCGCCGCTGGACCGGTCGGCTCAGGAAAGACTACTGCATGTATACTTGAATTATTCAGAAGAGCGTGTGAACAAATACCTGCAGAAGACGGGTTGCGCTATACTAGGTTTGCAGGTAGTAAGAGGCACGCTTCAACAGTTAAAAGACACTATACTTAAAGACTGCATGAGTTGGTTCAGAGAAATAGCTGAATGGAAAGTAAGTAATAGTACACTATACATAAATATAGGCGATGTAAGATCAGAGTGGCTGTTTATACCACTGGACGACCCGGAAGACCAAAGAAGACTACTGTCTTTACAGTTGACCGGTGCGTGGCTCTCGGAGGCCATCGAGCTATCGGTGGACTTGGTATCGCCATTAGCTGGTAGATGCGGAAGATATCCCTCTGCAACGATGGGCGGCTGCACGTGGATGGGGATTATTATCGATACCAACCTGCCAAGCGAGAACTCTCCTTGGTACAAAGCTCATGGAGACAGACACCCCACCGGACTTTTCAAGTTTTCATCCAACCGGGCGGCATGTCGGACAATGCTGAAAATCTGCAATGGCTGCATCAAACCCCCGAAACGCTTAAGCTTAAGGAAAATGACCCTCGAAGGTTAGCGCAGGGACGCACTTACTACGAAAGATTTATCAGATCGAACTCCCCCGGCTGGTGCCAGCGCTATGTGCACGCAAAATACGGCGACGACCCTTCTGGATCAGCCGTCTTTGGCGAGAGCTTCAAGTCCACGTTTCATGTCGGTAGGACAGCTTGGAGCCGGTGCAAGGGCATCCGATCTTGATTGGTCAGGACTTCGGGCGCGACCCGTGGTCGGTAATCTGCCAGATCGACCACAAAGGCAGGCTTCTGGTGCTTGAGGAAGTAAGCGCGGAAGATATCGGGCTGGAACAGCACGTGCAACGGTCTTTACGGCCAAAGATGCTAGATACACGTTACCTCGGCAAGAAGGTCGCTATAATCGGGGACCCAGCCGGGAGGAGCAAAGATAGTATCTACGAAGAGACCAGCTTTGATGTACTGAAACGGGAAGGTTTCATGTGCTTCCCAGCCCCTACCAACGATATCGATCCGCGCGTAAGAGCAGTAGAGTCGATGCTGCTTAGTCAACGAGATGGCGGTCCAGCTATTGTCTTCGACAGAAGCCGTTGCCCCACTCTGGTTAGAGCCATGGGCGGTGGCTATCGTTTCGGCAAGACTAAAGCAGGCCAGCGCAAGCCCAGCCCCGACAAGAATGAGTTTTCTCATGTGGCTGACGCACTGCAATATGTGTGCCTTGGAGCACACGGAGGGATGGTCACCGGCATGGTCATGCGGCATCTCGGACAAAATAACTTTAATAGCTCCTCCAAGGAGCCCGTAACGGCTGCGGGGTGGACTTAATTATTTCTTAGATTTTTTATTTTTATTGGACTTCCCCGCTTTCTGCAAAGCGATGGCAACACTTTGTTTTTGTGGATAACCTTCTTTCTTAAGCGTGCGGATATTCGCACTTACGTCCTTGTTGGACTTACCCTTGGACAACGGCATCTCATATGCTCCTTTGTTTTATTAATTATTCCACTAAAAAGTCACACCGTAGTGCTTCAAACCCTCCGGTAAAAACTTATTGATCAACGGATCGCTGGGGATCGGCTTGGCGGTGTTATGCTGCAGTGCGTTAGTCGGTGTCCCTTCGGCGTCTACGAGACCATCGTCGGATTGGCTATGGGTCTCCAGTCCGTTGAGATTGTATGGAGCGGCAGCGAGCGCTGCCGCGACAGACGCTGTATCGTTGTGGCGGATGGTGTTGTTATTGGCAGGATCGGGTAGCCCTACGATTGGGCCCATCGGACTGGTAGACGTTGTAGTCCATATAAGTCTCTAGGAATATCGCGCCCCGGCTCAGGCCTTGTGAATGATCGACTGCGGCGTCACCGACGTGCCGGAATTATTATCGGTGATGCACAACGCCACTTCGAGACCGCCACACAGGTCGTCCACCCGGTCAGGCCACGCGATGATATTGTTATAAGCCTCATCGATCCTCGGCAGCCAGTCGATAGTGTCCTTCCATAGACTAGGCGGAATACGGTCGCTGGACAGCGTGCCAAGCCCGGCGCAACGTGTCCACTCGGCGGACGGGTTGGGCGAAGCAGTCTCGTCGGCACAGTTGGGCGACGAGCGCTTGTCGGTGTAAACTCCCACCACACCCGGCCCGCCGACAATGGTGTTGTTGATCATCCTGATGCCAGTGCTGCCACCACCTAACTTTTGCAGCATTGGAGCCGCCCGACTTGAGCAGGTTATTGATCATCAACAACTCGTCGGAAAGCTCCCAGAAAATGCCGGTGCCGCTGTTACCGGTAATGATATTTCCGGCAACCACTGCATCGTAGCAGGACTGATCGAACCACAGGCCATGGGATTTATTGTCTGTGATCTCGCTGTTGGTCACGTCCATGTAGTGGCAATGCGTAAATTTATTGCCACTTCCGGGACTGCCGGTAAACTCGTCAAACGGATCGTTGTTGGCAGACTTCAAGCCGTCGATCTTGGTGTGAAAGTTATAACTTCCCAGTAAACGGCATCCAGCCGGTGCGCAGGACAGAACAATGGTCAATGACGCTGTTGTTTACTTGGTCGGAGCCAGGTGCCATTGAGGAACAACGCGACCGTGCTGATGTCCGACATTTCGACGTTGTTACACGTAAAGTCGTCCACTAAATTCACATCGATCATCCCATAGTCGCCCGCCCGACGGCGAGTAGCGCGTGATCTTAAACCCACGCAGGGTTATGTCCTTTGCTACAACGTCCATGAAATTATCGGTCTTGGATATCTCGATAGCGCTTTTGGCTGCATCGGCGGTTGTTAAGTAGGCGCGGTTATTAGGCGGCATCGATCCAGAACTTACCCTCGGCAATCTCGTTCTTGTTCTTGACTTGTTTAAGCTCAGTATTGCCGATCCACATCTGATCGACCAGCATCCCGACGCCGTTGACACCGCCTGCGATATTCTGTCCGCCCTGAGAGATTAACCCCGAAGCCATTAGTGATTGGTTGTTCCGTGTAAGTAATGTAGCGATAATTACCATCGGCCTTGCCCGCGTTAAACGCGGCAGTCACGTCCTGTGAGCCCCGGAACTCGGGAATTTCGCCGGGATAATTGCTGATGGTCAGGCTTCTTTGCATTGTAAATATCGTTATCCCGGTAAATGCCGCCTCGGGCTACGATGGCGTCACCGTTGGTGGCGACACTGTAAGCCCTGCCCAGAGAACGACAAGGAGCAGCTTCCGTACAGGCAGCGCCGTCGTCACCGTTCGGCGCAATGAACCGCAGCGTGCCGACGCTGGCATCGAACGCCTCCAGATCGAAGTCCTGTGGCAGCACGGCCCCCGCAGGTATCCGGACGGGTGGCTCGATAGGTGGTTCGATAGGTGGCTCAACGGGTGGCGTAGCTTTAAAGTAGATATACGTATCGACGCACACCTCTACCCCATCGGTGTTGGTAAGACACTCCGTGGTGGTGCTTTCTTGTGCTAGTGCGGGAGCAGCAAAAAGCGCTAATGCTACGGCAAGCTTGTTCTGCATCGTATTCTCCCATAATTATCCACTATCAGGAGGAAGATCGGGATACTCCTCCGTCTCCACGCTCATGTCATGCCACATACTCTCGGATAGCCGCCATACCGTAAGCTGTGACGACGCCAGCAGCTTTGCGGAATTTCGTCGGGTCTCAGAAGAATAAAACCCGATTTTATTACCCTGCACCGGACCATAGATATGGCTACGGCAAGCACTCTGCCTTCTCTGGCTTCGGCAAGTGCACGCTCCAGCACATCGATGCAAGAGCGTATCTCCTGTGCATCGGCAGGCAGGATCATGCCGACCAGCTTTAGATGATCAGGCTTGTCCATTTTTGCCCCTAACATTACCTCTGAAGGTTATCTAACTTATACGAACACCGCCACCAATACCCACCAAATTAAGCAAAAACACCACAAGTATCAACACCGCGATCACCACGATTATACTTGTATTATCCGTCCCAGCGGCTCCGGAGGAGGAAATTGCCGCAAGACATAGAACGCCAGCCATAGTAGAATACCGATGACCAGCAGCACGGACTATGAGCGGTAAAAAGCGAACCTACGGTAAGTGCCATCTTAGTGGACCTCCATAAATGCCCGTACAGCGGTTCTGGCTGTGGGGGCTGTTGGGGACCCTCCCTTGGTTTGGAACGCCTCTACGGGCATTTGTGGGGCTTGCAGGGGTGTTTTAACGGTTACGATACGCCCCGCCGACGCCTTGGCTTATACTTCTGCCACCCTGCCCCCCGTAATTGCCACCGGAGTAATTACCTCCGCTTCCGGAGTAGCTGGCACCCGCACCGCGCGTGCCAGGAACCACCTTGATTACCTCCACTAAGGACGCTTCCAAGGCTTGTCAGTGCAGTCTTTGCCCTGTTCGGGTCTATGTCTATAAGGTTCTTCAGCCTATCGATAAACGACGGCACGGCTTCTTGCACAGGAGGTGGCGGTGCAGACTGTTGTAACTGTGACCACTGTAGCCCCGGAGGACGAGCTACCGGCAGGCGTGCTACTGTTGTAGGTATTGTCGGGATTATGGGGGCTTGCGGTACGGCACCCCAAGAGGGGGCTGCATATGGTTGGTTTAGATATGGCGTAGGTGTGTCACTTGGTAGTGCAGGACGTGCCTGCGGAGTACGCGCCACTTGTCCCGAAACAAGCGCATTAGCGCCCCCGGTACCCATGGTATAGGGGTTGGAGTAATAGGGGGTTTGTGGAGTAGCTGGACGTGTAAACCCGCTTGATATGGGAGGGTAGCCGGAAGCGTCTACAGCGGTTGTCTCCACCCGCCGTGGGATGCCCATGGACGGAGGCGAAGCAACACCGGCACCCTCGTCCCCACGACCCGACGTATATGATCGTGGCGCGGCAGTAAAGCTAGGCGTTCTTACACTGGAAACAACAGCGTTCGCCCCACCAGTAGAATTAGTATATGGCCCCTGCACTGAAGACCAATTATTTCCAGTAGTAGGAGCAGGCGCAGTAATACTTGGCGTGCGTACAGAAGAGGGAGAACCATAGAATTGTTGTTCTGCGGCTCTGGTAAGAGGCCCACGCAGACCGTCTACTTCGAGACTGGCCCCTCTGGAGTTTAGGTCGCGCTGCATCTGGGCAACTTTTGGATCGGGTGTTGTATTAGTTGTCGTGCCAGAAGCTTGTCCAGATGCTTGAAGAGCGGCAGCCTGCTGTGCAGGTGAGAGAGCTACAGTTGGAGCATAAGCTGTAACAGGAGCGAGGGACTTTAGCTTGCCGGTGCGCAACGCACCCACGAAGTCACGCTCTTCCGGAGCAAAAGTGTTAACTCCCGGCACCCCCCTGAGCTTGTCGTTCCACACGACATTGCCCGGCAGCCCCTTGGCACCCATGCCCACATGCAGCGTCGGCCCTGAGTAAAACCCGAAGCGGTTAGCCCCTGCACCGGCAGCGCCCTGCGCCACTGCAACACGCTGGGCTTTGCTCCATTGCGAGCCGTCGGCGTTGTAGCCTACGATATCGGCTTCGGTACCCTGCTGATGGCTCAGATGCCCTTGCCCCTTACCGGCACGAACTTCAATATGATCCAGCCCTGCGGCACGTGCCGCCTGCTGCGCCGACTCCAAAGCACCCATCAAACCGGAAGTCAGCCCCTGTGCGCTGGTCTTGTCACGAATATTATAAGTAATACCGCTGGCACCAGCACCAGTGTAGCCTGAAGTCGCATAGCTTGCTTGGGCAGGCGTGGCTTGTTGTATTGTACTGTAAGCTTGCTTTGCACGCGCGAACGCACCGGGGTTATTATTAAACCCTGCCCATACACTGGGTTTAAGCCCCTGCTTGTCGGCAATGGAGAGCATTACCTTGTTTTGAATATCGGGCGTAAACTTGGCAGTATCGGGTATCCCCAGTAATCCGGCATGCCTCCCCAGTGTATCTCTGGTAATCTGGAACCTCCCCACGGGAGAGTGCCCGGTTTGATTGATCATGTTACTTTGCATGTCCATGACTTCTCTGATGGTCATGTTACCCAAGTCCCGCTGGCCTCCCCCGTATATTGTATTGTATCCATGTTGCGTTGTGCCTTCAGCTTCGCTTATTGCTCGATAAAGCGCTTCGTGTGCGGCAGAGGTGGTCGGCTCGGAAGCATCGCCATAGGACACGGCAGGAGAGCTTAGTCCTGCACCGGGGCCTGCTCTGTCTCTTGATGTTCCTGCGTAATTAGGCCCTGCACCAGAGCCGGTGTACATGGCCATAGGCTCAGAGTTATGTGAGGTAGCATTAGGACCGTAGTGTTCTTTTACATACCTTTGATACGCGCTGTCTTTAGCGCTGGCGACGTTATATCCGGCAGAGAGTCCTGCACCAACGGCAGAGCCTAAGTTGGCGGGCCTAGAAGCAAAGACCGAAATAAGCTCCTTGCGGGCGGACTCTCTTGTCTCGGCATCCTTGGCTTTCATTTTCTTGAGGAGCGCGTCAAGCTCCGCTTGCGTCATATTTTCATATTTTGATTTGGGCTTGGGTTTTGGCATGTGGGTGGGCCTTCTGATAACGGGATTTAGTGGTCGTGTGGTTTCGTGGTCCAGTGATCTCGTGTTTAGGGCGAAAAGTCAAGGGAATAGTGGATTGTTACGTGATAATTACTTTAGAGTAACAATCATGTTACTTTTAGTTTTTTAGTATTTTCTATATGCCAAACACCTAAGAAGGGGCGCGGGGGGTGGGGGGGCCTTGGCCATTACCCGTGGGGGTAATGTCCCCTGATGTTTGCCCATCTCCCCACATGCTAGGATGAGAGCCGGAAGGAAGCCGGAGCCTAAGCCCTCACGTGACGGAGCAGCGCGGCATGGCCGCAAGCTCGCGGGGTGTATCGACAGCGTGAAAGCTGATCCGGCCCGGTAGGTCATGGCACGTATACCGCATGACCTTTCCACGCGATTGGGCGGACAACCTTTAAGGAGAAGGCTCTGGACACCCACGAAAGCGGCAAGCAACCCCTAGGACGGGAGTGGCGGGCGAACCTTGATCTGCTCAAGGCCGGTGGCAAGTTGCCATCGAGTGAAGGATGCCGGTGGCATCCTCCGGGCTCTTACCGGCCTCGTTAAAGTGCAAAGGTAACGGCTAAATTTGGAGATTGCTCCCCGCCTATAGAAATTCTTGGCTAGTCCGTGACTTGCAGGAACGTTAAGACTTAGTGGCTGAAGGATGCCTATGTCTTATCCGATGCAAGTAACAAACGGTTTCGTAAGTAAAACAAAAGCTAAGGACGCAGGAGAAAGCTCTAGCCGCGCGGCTAGATGTAGTGCCTCTTGGCAAGAGGTAACCATACTAGAAGGGCAGGAAGGCTTAAGGGCTAAAGACACATATCTTAAAAGGTATGTAACCAAAAGGTTTAGTGGCTCTCCCGCCTGCGATAGCAGGTCGGAGAGCCCTTTACCTTTGGAGGTAACAGGAGAAAGCAACATGACCTTCTACGCAATGCTGAGCGAGCCTATCGTGTATGGCCACGGCTCGGAGTGGAAGTATCTAATCGCCTATTACGTAGTGTATCCACACTGCGCAGAACGCGAATAGTTATCAACAGGCCAGCTAGCTGGCCTGTTACCTCCAAAGGTAATGTAACAGAAAGGTTACTTAGATGGCTAACAGAGCCCTACTCGCTAAGGTTGCGCGAGCCACAACTCAGCGTCGTGAGCTTGGAAACGCCGAATATCTCAAGCCGGTCTATATCTCCGCGCCCAAGATCACGTCGTCCGAGCTTGCGGTGTTGTGCGCTGGCGTGAAGGTCACGCGGCTTACCAAGTCCCGCACGGTCACCAAGAAGCTGATTTACGGCAGGGAGGTCATAACGTCCGAGCGCGAGGTATCGTCGGCGCAATATGCTCGCGGCGCGCGGAAAGCCAAGGGTGCCGGGACGTGCGAGCGTCGGCTTTGGATTGGCAAGCCGCCGCGCATCTAACGCGCACTTGCGAGCGTTTCTTCAACCACTTAGGTTAGGTGAAGCGACCTAAGTGGTTGATCCTGCAGGGAATTGGGGTAATCGTCATAACACAAGGGCTTGCGAGTGTTTGTTCCAGCAAGACGGTGAGCCGACGCTCGCAAGCCTTTGATACTGCAGCAGAAAAGGGCGTTGAAGGTCTTAAAATGCCCCTTTCTTTTTTAGATATATCTATATTCTATAATCTATAATTAATACGAAAAATATAAAAACGCATATGTGGCC